TCTTAAGACTCGCGCAAGCAAGATCGCACACGAGTAATCTACGCTCGTTCTGAGCAAAATACTTAAACCCTGGGTTCCCGGGGTTTTTGTTTGAGTTGAAGAAATCGCTTGACATTTCGGTTAAAGACTGTATAATAGCTCTATGCAGTAAACAAACGAGAGAATTAAAAGTGTCCACTCCTGATAACATCAGCAATGAAGAATTAATTGATGTACTAAAGACTATTTGTGTCACAGATGGAGATGGCAACAGGCATTGGTATCTAAATAATCAATTACACAGAGTTGATGGACCAGCAATTGAATATGCAGATGGCAACAGGCATTGGAATCTGAATAGCAAACGACATCGCGTTGATGGACCAGCAATTGAACATGCAGATGGCGCAAAGGAGTGGTTTCTAAATGGTCAACGACATCGCGTTGATGGACCAGCAATTGAGATGGCAGATGGCAACAAGAGTTGGTATCTAAATGGTCAACGACACAGAGTTGATGGACCAGCAATTGAGATGGCAGATGGCAGCAAATGTTGGTATCTAAATGGTCAACTACACAGGGTTGATGGACCAGCAATTGAGATGGCAGATGGCGCAAAGCATTGGTATCTAAATGGTCAACGACACAGAGTTGATGGACCAGCAATTGAAGATGCAGATGGCAGCAAATGTTGGTATCTAAATGGTCAACTACACAGGGTTGATGGACCAGCAATTGAGATGGCAGATGGCACAAAAGAATGGTGGTTGAATGGCATATTACATCACAGAGGAAGAATTTAACAATAAGTCATTGATTCCATAGAGAAGAGATTCTTCTTGACATTTCGGATAAAGAATGTATAATAGCGTCATAAAGTTAATAAAGAGACACAGTAAATGTCAACACAAACAAACAAAATGCTCGAAGAATATTCCGAGCTGCATAACGGCAGCATGACAGTTGGCGAAAGGTTCACCAACGAGGGTCAGGCAAAACTTGACAGAGAAGTTGAGCTTCTCGAAAGTCTTGCTGCAAAATACGAAATGTCGGGATTTGATTTCGTTGCAAAATTTGAAAGAGGAGAAATAAAATGATCAACTTTATTCTTGGTGCCATTCTCGGTTTTGTGATTGCAACCGTGGGTTTTGGCAACATCACACACTCACTTGACAGTCAAGTAGCAAGCGCACAGCATTATCTCAAAGCCAACATCAAGTAAGTCATTGATTTCACTGTGACGAAATAGTTGAGAAAGTTCTTGACTTTTCGGTTAAAAAGCGTATAATAGCTTCATACAGTTAATAAACGGAGAGCAAAACAAATGGCAACGATCACAAAATCCAATATCGCGCAACATCGTAAGGAAATTGAATCCACTCTGAAAGCACTTTCTGCCAAAACTGGCATCGACTTCAACATCGGGCGCATCACATACAATGCTGACTCGTTGCGTTGCAAACTCGAAGGAACAGTTCGCGGCGCCGCAGGAACTTCCAAGACCACCGTCGCTGATCCGCATCTCGTCTCACTGCTGAAAAATGCCAGCTGGGCATTGCCCGCTGGATTCGATCAGACCAAGTCTTACAGCTCGCAGCAACTGGGAACAGTCAAAATCGTTGGCTACAACAGCCGCGCCCGTTCTTACCCGTTCATCGTTCAAGCCAAAAATGGCAAAAAATACAAAGTTGCAAGTTTCGGCGCCCGCATGATGGTCGAAGCCGGCGCAGTCGCATAATGGATATAAAAGTTTACTTGGCGCTCGTGCAAAAAGCAATCGCCGACAGAACATTTGACTGGCCTGACGGCACTGTCCAGCAAATTGATGACGAAAAGATGGAATTTTTGCTTACACTTGAAGCAGAACTGCTAAAAAAATTATCGGAGAAATGAAATGTATTCAATGTTAGAGAAACTTGCAGACATGACGGACAAGATGGCCAACACCGACTTCTCCGCGGCGCCAAACATGAAATGTGCCCAAGCACTGATTGACACACTTGTTGACCAAGAAGGTTTTGGTCCAGCACTTGCGCGAAAAATCGTTCTCCGTATGAAAATTGACGTATCTGACTTCGACTTGTCAAATGCTCACTGGCAAAGAATCGTCAGCAATTATGCCACCATAATCAACAAGTTATACACAATTTCTGAAGACAATGACACGATGCTTGCGATTGCATCTACGCTGACACTGAGTTACGAGGAATAAGATGAAAGAAGATAAAGAAGAATCAAAGATGAATTTTTGGGGATGGGCGCATCTACATCCGGTCGCACTTGTCGTAATCGTATATCTCGTTGGAATGACAGTCGCCAGCGTAATCAGGAGTCTCACTCACTAACATGACATTTTTTCTTGGCTTCGGCATTTTCTTAATCGCATTCAATCTTGTTATGATTTATCTCGATTATCGTCGAGGTTCATCGACGACCTGGTGGGGATATATCAGTTTATGGTGCGGCATCTTCCTTGTTGTGTCAGAACTCTTCTTCAAATAAAGGAATAAATCATGCACATGTTTTTGCCGGACTTGGCGGAGCGTTAGTTGGTAGCGGCATCACACTGCTAATTCTGGAGCGTATATTCGCACCTAAAACACAATTCACTCTATTTCCGATGCCACAATTTGTCATGATATTTGCCGGCATATTCTTCATATTTTTAAGTTACAATGTCTAATGGCGAAATAACGCCAGAGGAACTTATTGAAGTCCTGAAAAATGGTCGCTGTAGGTGCGGCGCTGTTGGGAGAGAACTGCACGACTGCCCTTTCCAAGTAGATAACTTTGCCTTCCCAGAGCCCTGCAACTGCTGTGAAAAGTGCCAAAAACACTGTTGGAACGAGGCGTAAGAGCAGATTTCACTTGACATTTCGGCAAAAGAGCGTATAATAGCTCTATACAGTAAACAAACGGAACAAAGAATGTCAATTCAATTTTCCCATCCAAAAGTAGGCAGCAAAGTTAAAGTCACATACAAAGTGAATGATATCTACTTGTATGCCAAAAGCCCAATCGCACACGAGTGGGTAGAGGGAACTGTTCTCCCAAATCAAAAATTTACTAACCCAAATGCGTTTGTTCTTCGCGTAAATTGCCAATATGCGCCAATTCGAGAATTCAACTTGGATGGACTCGTTGATCTTGAGTATCTGGACGGCAGCGTCGCAGCAAAAAACGAAGTCGACAATGAAGTAAAGGTTCTTGAAGTAACTGGCAGCAAAGGTGAAAAATATACAGTGGTCAAGCAAGGTGCAAAGGCAACATGCACTTGCGTCGGATTTCAGTTTCGCAGAACCTGCAAGCATCTGGAGATGGTAAAATGAACGAGAAAATCGCCGCACGATGTGCTCGGCAATCAATTAAAGAACTCTTTGGAGTAAAATAGTGCGCGGCAAAAGAGCAAGTTATAATTGTCTGTATTGCCACAAGTTATTCTCGGCGCGTATCGCAGATCGCGCGGGGATGGGCACAATTCTGTAACAAACGATGCAAGGCAAAAAAACAAGAACGAGATAGGAAGTTGATTACAATTTTAAAATCAAACTACACAGGAATAAGATTATGAGCAAAGAATATGACATCACCGTAAAAATTCGAATCACTGTCGATGATGAGAACTCGTTCGAAGAGGCACAGGCAGTTGCCAATCATTACGCAAGTATGTCGCAGAGTTATAAAAGCGTCAGCGCCGACAAAATTATCCGGGTTGATGTGGAGGAAGTTTGATGAACAAAAGACTTGCAGATCTTGAGGCAGCGGCGTATGTTGAAGAAATTCAATATGAAGAAGTTTCCTCTCAGCCGCCGCGCGAATACCAAGCAAAAGTTTTTAGTCGAGAAAAATTTGCAGAATTGATCGTGAGAGAAACTCTTGATTTGCTACAGAAAGAGTGGTATAGTCTGAACAATGCGCCAAAATTTGAAGACGGCGAGAGTCCTCGTGATGTTGGGATTCGTGTTGGTAGGAAAAGCGAGATCATTTCTCTTATAGCAGAAATAAACAAACACTTTGGAGTAGAGTAAGTGATCAGAACATTTAAGACCGGGACGAGTAGAGAAACCACAGGCGAGAAGAGAGTGACGGCCTACTTCGTTACCGACGCACACAATTCAGACGAAATTAAGCATCGGCCCGAAGCAGTAACATTCCCCGTGAGTCAAGTGTATGACCAGGATATGCAATTTCGACGAGCAGACGATTACTGCAACTATCTCAACAAATTGGCAGAGGCGGCACAAGAAGCATACGAACAAAACCAACTAATCAATGTATTGAAGGCATAAAATGAACAAGAAAATAAAAAAGATCGCAAAGAAATGTAATTTTACTGAGCAAGACATTGAAGACATGTCTCCTGGATTTGAGATGTTTGCAAAGATGATTGTTCTTGAATGCGCTAAAGTCGCCGATAAAAAGATGTATCCGGAACGGGTCGGGGATGAAATCAAAGAACATTTTGGATTAAAATAAAATGAACAAGAAAATAAAAGAACTTCTTAAAGAAGCAAAAGCAGAATCGTTTTATGCTTTTGCTGACGAACAACTGACACAGAGCATGGAACCAAAAGGTGCATTAGTAGTTGCCGAAAAGGATGGCCCAGGAAAAGGTCCTCAACCTAACGGGCATTGCACTGAACTACAAAAAATTGATCTGAGGAAATTCGCAGAACTAATTGTGCAAGAATGTATGAACGTTTATGAAGCAATTGATAATGGTAATGCAGTAGAGGGAAGCAAGGATTTCCCCATTGCATTACATAGACGATTCATGGAGAAATAATATGAAACTGTATTACGACGCAGACAACGGCGGACGAGAGGACTGGAGCGTATTCTATTGCACACCTGAAATTTTCTTAGATCCGAAGATCCGAGCAGAAAGAAAGAAGTTTGTGAAGTCAAAATGTCCAGAACTCAAGTTTCATGAAGTAGACATTAAAACTTCGGATACACACGATTTCGCAGTTGAATATTGCGAAATCGACGAGGAAAACGACGATGCTTAAATTTTTGCAGTTTATACAATGGTGTGGTAGGAAAATTTATGGAGGCTTAGTATCAGCGATTCTTAGCATCCCGAAAGGGATAGCCACTGTATTTCATGTGCTTAAACACGAAGTAAGACACGCAACATTCCTGTTCAGTTTACTCTGGGCAATGTTTACCGCGTTTCTTTTGCTCGTGTCACTGGGAATTTCTGCCAGCATCGCACTTTGGTTCTCAATTAAGCATACGCCGTTCGTGACAATTACTGAGGTAGTGATTAGCATAAGCATCGTTTTATATGCAACACTGGTTGTCGGTATGATCTACGATATGTTTGAAGAAGAGCAAGAACAGCTAATGGATATTTTGAAGAAAAAATAATATGTATTTCTATATCTTTAGTCGACCTGAAAAGATTGTGTTTCTGCCAAAGGCGCCAAGCATTGGCGCGCAGATAACGCAGGTTGCAACAGCAATTATCTCGTATCACCCAAAAGGCGAGCAGTTCAGGATAATAAAGAATCGTTACGGAACGCCCATCAACGAAATAGCAGAAAAATACCTCGGAATACGCTTGTTTAATGACGGATTCTTCATTTCTGACCAAGAAAAGATGCTTTTTATCTTGAAATACAGTGGCTTACAACACGAGAAAGATCTTGACATCCCTATCATATGAGCGTATAATGCTTGTATTAACTTAAAGAAAGCAAACAAATGTCCGTATTATCTATCCTGAATGAAATCGCCGCAAACTCAAGCACAAAAGCAAAAGAAGCAATCATCTTGCGCGAAAAAGACAATGCTGATTTACGCGCCACATTCGCCGCGGCGTATGACCCCACAATTTCGTATTACATCCGCAAGATTCCAGAGCCAATAAATCCGGGAATCAAAACAACTCTGGACAAAGCAATTTTAATGTTATCGGGTCTGTCTTCAAGAAAGCATACAGGCGCCGACGGAATTACATTTTTGGCTACGACACTTGGTGCAGTAAGCAAAGATGATGCAACAGTTATCGAGAGAATCATTGACCGCGATTTGCGATGTGGCTGTTCTGATTCAATTGCGAGCAGAGTGTGGCCAGGTTTGGTCCCAACATTTGATGTGATGCTCAGCCACAAAGATATTTCCGGCATCAAATTCCCCGCTTACGCACAAATCAAATCAGATGGTGCTCGTTGTCATATGATGTTGCGTGATGGTGTTGCAATGGCTTTTTCTCGCAACGGAAAACCAATTGAATTGCACAGCACATTCGATGAATTACTGTCAAACATAATCAATGAAGGCGAAACACTGGACGGCGAATTGCTTGCAGTTGGCAAAGATGGCAAAATTCTCGATCGTCAAACAGGAAACGGCATAGTCAATAAAGCAGTAAAAGGCACAATCAGCAAAGAAGAAGCCGAAATGCTCGTGTTTGCAACTTGGGACATAGTTGATTTCTCTTCGACAATCCCCTACAGTAAGCGGATTGAGCGTTTGACAAAAGCGGTGCCTGCTGGCCATAAAATTCATGTGTTGCAAACTCATATAGTCAATAATAAAGATGAAGCACAAGTATTTTTTGAGCAGTGTCTGTCAGATGGGCAAGAAGGAGCGATGATCAAGAATATGAATGCAGTATGGGTTCCGAAACGCACCAAAGATCTCGGCAAAATGAAAGCAGAAGAAGTTGCAGATTTAGTTATTGTCGGAATCGAAGAAGGTGCTGGCAAATATACTGGAATGGTTGGTGCGTATGTTTGTGAGACTTCTGATGGCAAGTTGCGTGTCAATGTTGGCTCTGGTTTTTCTGATGATGAACGAGCAAACGAATTGCCACTTGGCACAGTTATCGAAGTGATGTATAATCAAAAAATCCAAGATAAGAATGGTGGCAAAGCATCATTGTTCTTGCCACGGTTCTTGAGTGTGCGCTTTGATAAAGATATTGCAAATACATTTGAGGAATTAAAATAATCAAAGAATTTAGACCAACTTATCTTTATATCAAACGGCATTCAATTACTGGGCTATTATATTTTGGTAAGACTATAAGAAAAAATCCTGAGAGATATTGTGGTTCTGGGAACCATTGGAAGAAACATATAAAGAAACACGGAAAAGAATACGTAGAAACTCTTTGGTATTGTTTGTTTTATGACAAAGAAGAATGCACAGGATTTGCTCTTGCTTTTTCAGAACAACAAGATATCGTTGAATCAGAATTATGGGCAAATCAGATAACTGAGAATGGACTTGATGAACGAACAGGAACAAAACACTCATTGAAAAATCGACAACGATTTTCTGAACAGAGATTAGAATACTATAAACACAATGATCATCCCAGAGGCATGTTAGATAAACAACATTCTACTAAAACCAAGAAACATTATTCGGAGACACGAAAAGGCTCAAATAATGGAATGTTCAATAAAAATCATTCCGATGAAACTAAACAACATTGGTCGGAGATTCGAAAAGGCAAAAATTGCGGCGAGAATAATCCAAATTACGGAAATCACGTTTCCGAAGAACTAAAGTTAGCATCCTCTGCCAGAAATAAAAATATGGTCTCGGCTTTTGATAAGATCGAAAAGAAAAATGCTCAAATATCAAAAGAAGAATTTGAGGGAAATAAGAAAATTAGATATGTCGGTATCGCATCAAAAGAAGCAAAGCAATTAAGAATAACATAAGGATATAATATGACCACACCACAAGATACATTTGATGCATTGGCAAGTCAGCTAACAGAAAAAGAAGTAATTGAGTTGCTCGTTGATAACGCAACAATGCTCTTAAATTACGATGACGCAAACCCCGACGTAGGAATGGGATTATTCATTTTCCAGGCAGTTGATAGGGCAGCCGACGACATTCGTGAAGAGGCTCTTCGATGGCGCAGAACTGTTTATATATCTGACTCAGCAAAAGCAGAGGCAGAAAAAATAATTGGGAAGAACCGCAGGAGATAATATGGAAGCAAAAGAAGCAGACATAGTAATCAACGGCGTAAAACTAACATTTGCTCAGTCAATGACACTGAGAGTGGCAATGTCCTCGTTTAGGTCAGAGATGTCTGAGGAAGATGCTCTGGGGAACGATGAGCATGGCAAATTTATGGCAGAAGCATACGCAAAACGATCTGATGAAATAATTGAATTAATTTTTAGGAATCTAAAATGAGCACAATCAAGATTAATGGAAGAACAATTTCTGGCGACTTAGTTGCAGGAGATGTTTGCATATCATGTGGCACACTCGATATAAGAAATGGAAGAATGTTTGTTGATGGAAAAGAAGTTGATCTCGGCAATGAGCGCACGATTAACGTAGAAGTAATTGGCGATATTAAAAGTTTGCTCGTTGATTCATGTGACCAAGTTACAGTAGGAGGCAACGTTGAGAGGATTGGCACGGTATCAGGTGATGTGCGAGTTGCTGGAAATGTTGGAGGCTCCATATCAACAGTATCAGGAGATGTTCGTTGCGGCGATATTGCAGGCAGCATTTCAACAGTATCAGGCGATATTAACTAAAAGGAACAGTAATGAAATACATTTTTATGGCATTGGCAATAACAGCACTTTCTGGATGCGGATATGCAGATCGTGTTGCAGCTCACGTCACTGGTTATTCAGAAATCTGTGTAAAGAATGTGGAATACATTCAGTTCGCCTCGGGTGCTTCTGTTGAGTATGATACAAACGGAAAAGTAGTAACCTGCAAGTAAGGAATTCACAAATGAAAAACTATGTTATACGAAATTCTGACGGTGATGTATATGTTGAGGCACTAACAGATGAAGAGCTCGACAGTCGACTCGCCGAAGAATATTGGGGAGATGTTGGTGTTCTTACACATGCTCCCACAGAAGACACAAACTATTGGGGAGATAGTATTCTCATTATTCGCGGTGAAGTTCTTGACTTGAGTGCTGAAATGGCACTAAAGGAAGTAGCAAGATTAAATGCCGCTCGACTCGAAAAAGAACAACGTGAATCAGCACTTGCTAAACTTACTCCAGAAGACAGAAAGGTCTTGGGCCTATAATGCCAACAGGATACACGGCCAGAATATGTGAGGGTGAGCAGTCAATGAGCGAGTTCATTCTTGGTTGTGCTCGTGCGTTTGGTGCCTGTGCTGGTCAACGCGATAATCCAATGGACGATCTACCAAAGATTCCAGCGGAAATAGAATTTCAGGGCGGCGCAAGAATAGCAGAAGCAGAAAAAAAGTTGGCAGATCTTCTTGCTCTCACTCAAGAAGAAAAGATAGCAATGGGTGTTAAAGAACACAAAGAGCAAATCAAATACTACACAAAGGCACTCAAAGAAAGAAAGATTGTTCGCGCGAGATTAGACAAGATGTATGCCAGGATAGAAGACTGGGTTCCGCCTTCGAAGGACCACGATGAACTTAAAAAGTTTATGCTTGATCAATTACAAAGCACAATAGAAAACGACGGAGATGTTGGCTATTACGAGCGAACACTGCAAGCAGAAAAAGAAAAAGATATGCTTGACTTCTATGATTCGGAGTTGGTTCGAGCAAAGTGGTGCGTTAAACACGCTAAAGAAGAAGCGCATAAAGAAAAAGACCGTTATGTTAATCGCGTACAGTGGATCAAACAACTTTACAACTCGCTCGAAGATGACCCTGAACTGACACACCTGCTGTTGAAGAAAGGAATAAAGATATGATAATTTTTGAAAAAGAATACAGCGACGAAAGTCTCGTAGACGTCGAGCAAGATGTTTATGACGCGGTAAATGATAATCCTGAATTGCCGGAACAAGACGATGATGGATTTAGGCCAGGAACGTTCAAAGTCACAATAGAATGGACCAACGTCGATGAATAATGAATATAGCAAACTCAAAGAAGAGTTGAAGAACAAAAAATGCAAAACTTGCGGCGGTCTTGGGCAGTGCGATGATGCAGAACCCGGCGATATCTGGTTCAGAACATGGGAGTGCCCTGTATGCAAAGGCACAGGTATAAACGAAAATCAAACAGAGGCGAAAAAGTAAAATGGGAATGTCTATTAGCGCAGTTCTTATTGTAGGACTTGAATACGACCAGTTCGACCCCGAGCATATTGATAATGCTCTTGATATGGGCGAACTTGATTCTGCTTCGCCATACTACGACGCTGCCAGAGAAGATTGTATTTTTGGCATCACCGTTGTAGGTGATTACAGCGGCGCAATTGATTTAGAAGTGCTCAACGATGACATCAAAGATGCTCATCGTGAGTTCAAAGAATTGACCGGACTTGACGGCAAAATTTTTGTAGCACCAAACGTAACATGATCTGCGTTATTATGGAATCGCCGTATGCTGGCGACGAACGACCAGTCAATCCAAAAACGGTTGAGAAGAATATTGCCTATGCACGTGAATGTATGTTAGACTGTTTACAGCGAGGTGAAGCTCCGATGGTCTCACATTTGCTCTATACTCAGGTGTTAGCAGACGATGATCAAGAAGATCGTGATCTCGGAATTGCTGCTGGTCTCGCGTGGCGAAAGGTTGCAGAAAAATCTGTAGTTTATATTGACAACGGAATGTCAAATGGTATGTGGCACGGAATTGATTTAGCCAGAGAACAAGGCATTCCAGTCGAGTTTAGGACACTGAAGAAATGAAAAAAATTGACCGTGATAATTGGACAGAAAAGACAAAAAGACTCAACGCTGACCGCGCACTAAAGATAGGTGACCAAGTTGTTGATGTTGACGGACACAAAGGCGTCGTCGTTAAGATTGTCCCCGGAATATCTGACGAAGATCATGGTGTAATATTTGTTTGGCAAGCTGACCGTTATGAATATGGTTCAGATAACTGCGAACACTATGTTGAATTTGGTTGGCAACCTTGGATAAGAGTTATTGAATGAACAGCCGTAGTCTTCTTTTAAACTGCTTGACTTATATAATATTATGTGCTATATTATAACATCATTAAGGAGTATTGCTATTAAACAGAAGTGGATTAAAATGTATTTGGATATGGCGAAGAGAGCAGCAGAAGAGTCTCACGCCGAGCGTCTAAAAGTTGGTTCAATCTTCGTAACTGTTGATGGAGCAATGTCGATGGGAATAAACGGCCTTTCTGAGGGCGGCGATAATGTATGCGAAGAAAAAGAATGGTGCAGCGCAGGCGGATGGCTAAGTCCAGATGAAATCTTTGAAGCATGGCCATATACTGGATTTTATAAAGACAAAGATGGAAACGAGATACAAGGGCGGTATCGTCTTAAAACTCGTTCAGATGTTTCTCATGCTGAAGAAAACTGCTACAGCAAAATGCTACAGGCTGGGCTTTCTGCAAAAGGTGGCACACTATTCATAACTCACGCTCCTTGCATAAATTGCTCAAGGCAGATCAGGAATAGCGGAACAGCAGAAGTATTTTATGCACAAGATTATAGAGACTTGGACGGCGTGAATTATCTTATTCGACATGGTGTAAAGGTCACGCGAGTAGATTGATGAATTGGATAAATTTATCAGAGGTAGTTGCAGTCGCATTGAATCTATCCTCAATGCTGTGGAACATAACCTCTATGCGTAGATCAAGTAAAGCGTATGGAGAAACAATGATAAACTCAATAAACAAGCAGCACGAAATGAGAGTTGAATTTATGGACCACATAACTGAACTTCAGGAATTATATGAGGAAGAAATTAAATTACTCAAAACAAATGAAGGTCTGTATGATTTGAGAAATGACCCAGAGCAATATGCAATGTATTTGAAATTACTGTCAGATGGTAAAATTAATAGGGGGGAATAAATGATCTATATAGATAAAAGATCAGGCAACTTATACCACGGCAACGAAATTGAGGCATTTGAAGACCACAATACTATTGAGGAGGACAGCATATTCGATGATGGCTGGCAAGCGGCAAGTATTGGAGGTAACTATGTTCCAGAAGATAACCCCTGGCCAGAAGGAAGTTATGCAGCATATATGTGGGAAGACGGATGGAATAAATATGACGATTGGAGTGATTAAAAATGGCAACAATAATACCTAAGCAGCATTATGTAACAATTCAATATCGTGGAAAAGATGTATTGGCAGAGTCGGGACATCTTGGATTTGCGTCACCCTATACAAAGGATGCAGCATTCAGGAAACGCAAAGCAACACAGGATCAATGGGCATATGGATATGGAACCGCGGTCAATATCGACGAAAACGATGACATTACTGTTGTTGGCGGAGGGAAACAAGGCGGTTATGGTCACATGGATGTTGATGCGAGCACCCTGTTCATGACCAACTGTTACCCAATCATTATCAACAATGATCCCGTAGAAGGTTTCCAGATCGCAAAGAGCGTGAAGCGCGGTGGAGGATGGGGTCCGGGAAATGTTGTTTGGCGTATATCTGATCCTCGAGGATTTGAACTTGAAATCAGTTCATCAAACTTTGCCGCAGTGCTGAGTTGCACTACAATGGTTAATGGGGTAATAGAAGGCAAGTGTGTCTGGGGTCGCAATGGTAAGGACAACATTCTTTTGCCTGAAGCATCAAGCGTATATCAAGAAGCACACAAACTCACAGAGAAAATAGAGAAGAATATCTCGCTCAAAGATGTGCAGATTGGAGATACGGTAGAATTACTCAACCCGCACATGAAAGGTAGATATCAATATTTCGGAAAGTATTATTTCTTGGTTCCTGACGAAGAGGCAGATAGCGGTGATCGGTATCGTTACGGCGGTAATGGGGTATATTTCTTCAATAAAAAACAAGTTGAGCGATACTTGTTGAAAGATATTGACAACAAAAAATATATTACTTTGAGCACACCAAAAATAGCAGACATTGTCGAAACTGTTGGTGCCCCGTTGGACAAAATGGATATAGCAAAAGAAGTGACTGGGTGGTTAGGAAGACAAACACGATTGTCTGATATAAATACAGCAATCCTGGCATCTCCTACGAAGATTAAATTAGGTGAGGTGGTAACACAGCTGGTTCCGTTGACAGAAAAAATCGAAAGCAAGTGGCCGCTTGTTGGAGAGTATTACGCAGACACAATTGTTAGTGAGTTTGACGGAAAAATGTGGAAAGCTAATCAAACCAGAAATTTTGATCACTCAACAAGAACGTATGATAATAATCCTATGCTTGAGCAAGTTGAAGTAGATACGGCGCAGAATAAGATTAAGGTGGTTTATACTTACACCAAAGAAGGAAGTTGGTATAGTAGTTACCATAGTAGACAGACGGTTAAGAGCAAAGACTTTACTTTTGATCAACTAAAAATGTATCGTATAGAAGTTACAGCAAACGGCATTACAGGAAAAGTTTTTAAACTCTAATATGGTTAATAAGTATAGATATCACGTAGATATGACAGCACCTGCAGAAGATGAGATTTTTGTCTTCGGCTCAAACCAGGCAGGAATACACGGTGCAGGTGCTGCAAGATACGCACTAAATGAGTTAGGAGCAAAATGGGGTTATGGTGTAGGAACAACAGGAAGATGTTATGCCATACCCACAAAGGATTACAATATCAATTCTTTATCGTTAGAAGAGATTGTGTTTTATGTTGACATGTTTGTAGGGCACGCAGCATCGACACCAGATAAGAAGTATTTTGTAACAAGAGTTGGTTGTGGTCTTGCTGGATTCAAGGATTCAGAGATTGCTCCTATGTTTAAGAATGCTCCAGAAAATTGTAATCTGCCACAAGAGTGGCGAGAATATTTAACGAAAGAAGAAATTGATGACACTATGGATTGAAAATGTTCCTGCAATAGCCATACCAACAGCAGATCACTTTGCTGCTGGCGAGAATTCTATGCTGATTCAGATCATGGATACTTGTTCTTCTTGGTGGCCTGAACCAAAACACAAGTTCAAAGAAGTCTACAAGTTTGAATTCTTAGATATTGGTGACGATGCGGGTGAGCTAGAAGAATTTGGTTGCACTGAAGAACAAGCAGTGGCATTGGTTGAACTTCTCAAACGCGCACAGGAAAATCGTATGCAGGTTGTCGTTCATTGTCACGCAGGAATCTGCCGCAGCGGAGCCGTTGTGGAAGTTGCAGAGATGATGGGATTCACTCCTGTGGAGAGATATCGCCTGCCTAACTCTCGAGTAAAAAGATTGATGATGCGTGAATTAGGTCTTACATACGATTCAACTAACGATATCTATTCTCAAATTGAGAGGCGACTAAATTACTTCTAAAATGAACCCAGACCAAAAGAAAGTTTGGGACATTCTTGAGGGTGGTAAGATCTGGACCGCCAAAGTTGAAGTAGATCCAAACAATCCTGAAGAATGTATTCTCGTCTTCCCTCCAGATTTATTAGAACGTGCCGGGTGGGAAGAGGGAGACATAATCATGTGCTCAATACTCCCAGAAGGTCGAATTATATTAAGCAAACAATAAAGAAACCAACATCTTTTAAATGTTGGTTTCTTTATTTTGTAACAGCCGTTTACCTAATTCTGGATCCATTGATTTTGCAATGGCAATCCACCTTGCTAATGCTAATCGGTCAATTATTTCTGGCGGTAGCGGTGGTTCATTGCTGCCATTCTCTGACCATCTCTTTACCTTCTTAAGCTTTAGTCTTTGCTGCGACTGGTGCAGCAGGTGCTTTCGGTGATGCTTTCGATGCTTTTTTGGCTTTTTTGGAGTGACTTTTAGAATGTTTTGCTGGGGCCTTTACTACTGTCTTTGTTGCAACAGCGGATTCAGCTGCAAAAGCGGTTGAAGATAATGCAAAAACGGCAATAAGTGCGAGTGTTAATTTTTTCATTTTTGGTTTCCTTTAAGTTATGTAGAACATTTAATCTACATACTAATAACGTTTGTGGAGCCCATAATGAGGACAAGATTTTTACTATTTTTTAACCGAATAAATAGTAGTTCAGAAACGCTGGCGCATAAATAAGTGTAGGAGAGAAAATGTTCTATTACTTATACGAAATAAAAAATAACATAACCGGTAAAATTTATGTAGGTGTTCATAAAACTAATAACATAGATGATGGGTATATGGGATCAGGGACAATTATTAACCGAGCTACCAAGAAATACGGCATTGAAAATTTTACAAAAACTATTCTTGAATGGTTTGAGGATTCAACTAACATGTATTTAAGAGAAGCAGAAGTAATAAATTCTGAATTCTTATTGCGTAAAGATGTGTATAATATTAAACTTGGCGGAAAAGGTGGATTTGATTATATAAACAAAAATAACCTTGGATGGGGAGAGAACAATAAAAGAAGAGTAGAACAAAGCGAAAGAATGGCCTATCGTCATACTTCATCAGAAAATAAAGAAGTATGGAATTTGATTAGACAAAAAAGATGGAATAAGCCCGAAGCTAAAGAAAAACACTCTAGGCAAATAAAAGAAAACTGGAAGAACATTGAATGGGCAGCAAAAGATATAGCAAAAAAGAAAGAAGTAGGTAACAGACCAGAAATTAGAGAGATGCGACGCAAGAACAGTTTAGAAATGTGGCAACGGCCAGAATATCAAAAAAAGCATAAAGCTGCAATGGCTAAAGTTACTTCTAATCCAACTTGGTTAGAAAATAATCGACAAAACGGAATCAAAAATTGGAAGGATCAGACCAAGCGCGAAAATATGATGAAAAATAGACCAGCAATGACTGTTGCACAGAGAGAAGAACAGGCAAAAAGAACAACCGAAATTAACAAAAAATCTTGGTCTGATCCTGCCTCAAGAGAGAAAAGAATAGAAGCAATCCGAGCAGGACAGTTAGCATATTGGGCTAAGAAGAGAAACGGTTAAAATAGATTTGATTTTTCACATAAGATTCTGTTATTGTTTTACTATGTGTTTTATTACACAACTATAGGAGAAGTAAATATGAAAGTAACAAATCAGAATCAATTTTTAGTTGAGTATCTTCGTGGAACAGGTCGCGAGTTAACAGTAGCTCAGGCAAGAGCAAGATTTGCAGTGGGAAATCTTCGTGCTCGCATTGCAGAACTTCGCAAGGCAGGATTAAATGTCAAGAGCCGCAAGAATTACAGAAACGCGGCAGCCTACCAGATCCCAGTTCGTCTTCAAGATGGATCGCGTCGTAAAGTAAGTCTATAATATCAGCGCAATACTGTGATAAAATAGGGGCTGAAGCCCCTATTTTATGCGAGAAACAGCTTGACTTTCTCGCCAAATAGTGTATAATATATGTTATTAAGTAATAGGAGAGACAGAGAATGGCAGTCATTGACTATACAGCAATCGCAGAAGACTTGAAGACAAAGATTACAAAAGCAGTCAAGTCGTCAACTGTTTCTTTTACAAGTAATCCAATATACACAGCACTCGGCAACGAGGAATATATGGTTCAAGTTGAGTGCATGGAACCAACGGCAATATGTGATATCATTGCAAGCGTTATTGAAAAACATAACTACGGCTTTGTTATCCGCGAAGAAACACATGAAGGACAATTTGACTGGCAGGCTGATACTTACATCAAAGATTCTGCTACTATTACATTTGGAGTAAAAACTATGGCAATAACAAAAAATGATTTACCAGGTTATGTTTCAGATATGTTCTCTGACTTCCTTTACTACAATAGAAAAGGGGATGAAGATTTCACCGTAGACGATGCAAACGACTTGCCCAACATTGTCACGAAAGAAGAATTAATGGCAATGTTTGCAAAAGAGATTGATAACATTTATGATTAAACTTAGAGAATATTCGGATTTACACTTAGATTGGTATTTTAGCGGCGGTGTGCCGTTTAATGCTGAGACGGGACAGATGAAGTGCTGGTTTCCGCCAGATTTACCCGATGACAAAGAAACTACGTTGATTTTGGCCGGCGATCTTTGGGTAGGAACTAAATGGATTGAGTTTGCTACCTTCTCGTGGATTGGGAAAGTTGCTCCCAAATTCAAACAAGTTTTAGTGGTGCTGGGCAACCATTGTTATTGGCCGTGTAACCACGCACTGACTATTCAGGAAGGAGCGACCAAGTGCAACAATCTGCTCAAAGATATGGGATTATATAATGTCAAAGTATTAGACATGGATACTTATGCAGACGGAGATTACTTGTTTGTTGGTTGCACACTGTGGACTGATATGAACAAGGGCGAGCCGCTTGCTATGCACAACATGTCAAATTTCATGGCATATGACGGCAAAATTGCCTACGAAACAGGTCTAAACGGGATGTATAGTCGCTTTACCAGCGATAAATGGGTTCAGACTCATATGAAGCACCGTGACTACATTAAACACGTTGCAGCACAAAATCGCGACAAAAAGTTGATTGTTATCACTCATCACTTACCACTTATGCATTTGGGTGATCCTGTTTATCAAGGAAATGCCAGCAATGCTTATTACATGAGCGATTTGTCGGATTTGATACTCGATAACGATAATATCAAGATGTGGTTCTTTGGCCATACTCATCACCAAAGCGACACGACGTTCCCGCCGTACGCAAAAACAGGTGATGGATGCAGGATGATCAACAACTGTGTCGGGTATCAGGGTGAACACATGGAACAATTGGGTTTGGTCAGACACGAGGTGATTGAGATCTAAGAATATCTCATTGAAGGGCTGGGTAAAACCAGCCCTTCTTCTTTGACTAAAATATCTTCTGTCTCTTTTCTGTAGGAGCACAAATACAATATTAGCATAATGAGGAACAACAATGGCCACAAACTCTACAGAATTTCTCAGATATTTGATTGATTTTATCGATTCTAAGAAAGCAGAAGAATCAGCAGAAGAGCAATCTTCTCCGACAATTATTATCAACATTGAGAAAAACGACGATAATGAAGACATAGATCTCGAGGATGACAACTGCAAAAATAGAAAAACACAACGATATAAATAGTTTACGCTCAATTAAATTGACTAGCGGTTATACTGATTCTAACGGAATAGTTTGGTCCACTGATTCGCAAAGCGTAACGGATCTTAATATTACTGTTGGCCTAATTGCTACTGGTGCGATATCGGGAAATCTTACATGGAGAGACGACTTAAACATTAATCATACTATGACATCACAAAACATAGTTCAACTTGCCGGTGGAATGGCTCTAACTGGTCAACAGATTTACGCTGCAAGTTGGTCTCACAAAGCAAATGTTGATGTATTAACATCGGTTTCGTCAATATCGTCATACGACATAACTACCGGTTGGTAAATTAACCAAAATAGTTGATTCTTGTTGACTATATCTGTTATTCTTAATAATCATAAGGATAAACAATGTCAATAAATGACCCAAACGACTGTAAACCATACGGAACCAATACGATACCAAGTTACACAACCGCTACCAATGCCACAATTGTTTCTGGAACCTCGTATACTATACCGACAAGTACATATGGTGTCGCAGGTGTGGGGATGGCAGGCACTGCTACTACCGCGTGGTATAATGGGAATCTTGGCCATGTTGTGATGACTCAACCGGTAAAGGCACCTGATGTAATAATCGACGGTGTAAGCATGAAAGATTCTATTGCGAAGATACAAGAACGGTTAGCAATCCTCGTCCCAGACCCAGATCTACTTGAAAAATATGAATCACTAAAAGAACTCTATTCTCAATACAAAATGATGGAAGCACTTCTTAAAGAAGAAACAAAGAAATGAGTAGAGAAGAAAAAATTAAATCTTTTTGCGATAAGTATTTTGTTAGCATCATTGACAAGTCACGGCGTTTTCTAAGACATCGTCCATCAGAGTATTTCTCTTACGCTCACGACAAAGATTTATGTCAAAATCCATTAGAAGTCGAATCAGAACCATTACTCACTGTTACCATCCCTCTTAGCAAATTAGAAGCAATCGCTGAGATAGAAGGATTGTTCTTCAATAATATCGAAGATGTTTATAGCCGCCGAATATTTGAAACCTGGATGGACTCACAGGCAGAAGAAAAACATCTTCGACAAAAATATCCCACCGTTCAAGCCGCATATGAACAATACAGCATGACCCTTCATCTCTGCCGAGAAAAACCTAATAAATTCAAGACATTAGACTAACATATTTCGCTTGACTTTCTCCTCATTTAGTGTATAATAGTCCTATAATGTAAGGAAGTTTATGGAAAATCACAAGAGATATTTTATCCACAGGACCAACAGTGATGGTTCTCTTGAATATCGATATCAGACCGGAGAGTGGCGCGATGATTTTAAGGACGCGCAGTTATGGGCCAGCAAAGAATTTGCAATTAAGAAAGCAAAAGAGTTGAAGAAAAGCGACCTTAACTGGCAGAAAGATTCAGAATTCTGCGGACCATACACTGGGCCTAAATTGACCGGCATGTATGTCGGTGAAGTAACAGTAACATATAACGATCAAGATTGGGAAGAAGTATGAACAAAGCAATAATCACAGTAGGAATTTCAGCATCAGGCAAGTCAACCTTTGCGGATGAGTGGCTTAACGCAGGGCCTAATCGCGTCCGCATCGAGCGAGATCTTGTGCGTAAGGCACTGGTCGAAGCCGACGGGAAAGAATGGTCTTGGGACAAATGGAACTGGAAAAGAGAAAGCGAAGTTACTGCCATCATCAATCGCAGAATCGAAGCATGTGCAGGATCACATGACATCATCCTGTCAGATACCAATCTGCACACTGGTCGTCGTAATACTCTTGTCAAGTGGCTTGAGTCTCTTGGCTACGAAGTCGAAGTGAAAATGTTTCCCGTATCAATCGAGGAAGCATGGAAGCGTGATGCAAAACGCGCAAATGGCGTAGGACATTCTGTCATTGCAAAACAATACGAGCAAAATCTCGAAAACAGCACACGACGTCGTTATGTAGCTGACCCAAATAAACCAGCCTGCATCTTGGTTGATATCGACGGAACACTTGCTCATATGAACGGTAAGCGCGGTGCATTTGAATGGGAGAAGGTTGGTCTTGATGTCGTCGACGAGGCAGTTCGAGCTATTGTCAATCGCTTTGCATTCCGTGATGATGGTAGCACAGAAACAGACACCGTAGTTATTGCACTCTCTGGGCGTGACGGTATTTGCGAGCCAGAAACACGGCAGTGGTTAAAGGACAACGATGTTGGATTCCACAAACTTTTTATGCGAGCACCAAACGATATGCGAAAAGATACAATCGTCAAGGAAGAAATCTTCTGGCGAGATATTGCAGACAACTACAGTGTTCTGTTCGCTATCGACGACCGCCCAAGTGTTGCAAGAATGTGGCGTGAATTGGGAGTAAAAGTATTTCAAGTTGGCAATCCTCACATTGAATTTTAAGGATATCATGAGCAAAATAGCAGAAATAAAAACAGCACAACTGACAGCAAGAAAGGCACGTGATTCGATCACTGCTACATTGCTAACAACTATTATCGGCGAAGCAGAAATGGTCGGCAAGTCCGCCGGTAATCGCGAATCAACTGACGAAGAAGTTCTGGTCGTGCTGAAAAAGTTCGAGAAGAACATGCTGGAAAATCTACGCATTTACAATGCTCGAAGCATTGAGTATCACAATGCAGCAGCGGCAGTCGAAACAGAACTTGAGATTGTCCGCAGGTTCTTGCCAGAGAAATTGACCAACTTGCAGGTCGAGAAAGATATTGGCACAGTTATGCAAAAGTTGAATCTGGCCAAAGAACAACAGTCTCTTGGGATTATTGTCAAAGAGCTGAGAGCAAAATATGGCGATCAGTTTGATGGACAGCAAGTCTCGGGAACGTTTAAGCAAATGTTAGTTTAAGGAGAGAAGAATGTTTGGTTTTCTAAATCCGTTACGCACTCGTTATCGCGTGAAAAAAGTGTTTGATGGTTATAAGGTTGAATACAGCGGTCTAACTACTGGTTATTCTTGGGCAAGGCAAGCAACAACTGCAACCCTTGATGAGGCAAAGCAAGTCATTGCTCAAATGAAAAACCCAGTTTCTGATATTGTTCATAAGGAGTAACAAGCATGGCAAAAGGTTTTATTTTTATGTTGGGGTTTTGGGCGTTTGTGTCGTTCGGAATCTTTTTGTTTTCGCACTTGAGCAAAGATGAAAAAGTCTCACTCTTCAAGTGTGGTATGTATGGTCTCGTTACGGCAGTTATTACGGGATTGATTGTTCTTGGAATTGTTTTTGCATTTTAATCGTAAGTAAACAGGAGAAATAAAGATGAATAAGAAATTAGTTGTGTTGGTAGTATTGGCATTTACCGTGTTGGCATCAGGTTGCCAGCGTATTGAAACAGGCGAAGTAGGATTGCGGCGCGGCTTTGACAAGCAGATCGAAAAAGTCGAACTTGAGCCCGGCTCGTTCAATCAAGAAATCGTCGGCGACGTGCTGGTATTCCCAGTCAAGCAGATCGCACTGAACGAAGACAAATTGCAGCCAATGACAGCGGACCACTCGGTCTTGCGCGAACTGGACTTTACGGCAATTTACAATATCAACCCAGCGGCTGTTGGCGAACTATACACGACTCGTTCACATGCGCTCAATGCAATTGATAGCAACGGCGATACATTGCTGATGTATAACTACATGCGAACAATTGCCAACTCGGCGGCATTCAAAGCAGTTAACAAAGTCAATGCGCTTGATGTACCAAACTCGCGTTCACAAATTGAACACGACACACTCATGATTATGCGTCAGGCACTTGTTGACGACGGCTTGTCCAATAGCATTACTATTGATCAGGTACAAATCAAGAATGTTACACTGAATCAGTCGATCATTGACTCAGCACAAAGCGTTATTAATGCTCAAAACGCGCTGAAGGCAAAACAAATCGAAGTCGAGATCGCAAGCAAAGAAGCAGAACGTTTGGCAATGTTGAGCAAGAATACTGCAAATATTAGTTACATGCACGCCAAAGCACTGTCGGATATCGCAGAAGGTGTTCGAGAAGGTAAAGTACGTTCCATCATTATTCCGATGGACTTCAAAGGAATTATCAACGCAAACTAAGTAATTCCCTGTAGCATATTCGTAAGAGTATGCTACGATGGTTTTATTTATTGGAGAGCAAATGATTCGTTACCCGCAAGACATGGTTGAGCTTCGATATCTTAAAGTTAAGAAAAACAATCCCTGGCACAAACCAGAACCCAAACTTCAATACCGAATCAAGAACGTTAGCATTGTTGATTATACAGAAACTTGGTCAGAGTGGAGAGATGTGCCTACAGTGGATTTGGCAGACGAAGATGATGACTAAAGAATTTACTGTTAGAATTCCAGCATCAAATTTGAGCAAAGTATATAATAGCTTGGGTTTTGTGGCCTATTCGTGGTGCAAGACAAACTGTACAGGGAAGTTTGATTTCGGCCAAAACATTCCTGAAATAGATATATTTGTGGCTAATTTTGAAAACGAAGAAGATGCCACGCTATTCGCGTTGGTGTGGGCATAATGCAAACAATCGTACGGGTTAGTGATCCGTCAATGGACAAAATAAAAGAGATGGATGAGTTTATTGCATCATCCGAGTTAAAACTCATTAAAAAAGAATATACAGATGTAAGTGATTTCAGTATATCTGTTGACGAAATATTTTCTTTTACCTTTGGCAACGAAGAAGATGCAACGTTATTTCAACTAAGATTTGTAGGAAGCAATGGCTGACCTAAAATATGTTGCTGGATCTATTTGGCGTAGTCTATTTAATAGAAAATTTTCTCTTGCTGACAATAAGAACGTAAATACTAATGCCACCACAGTCAAAACATTTTATAAGGGATTTACTCACATCATTGCCTGGGACGATACTCAATGGTATATGAATAAATTGCCTAAAGCAAGCGATTGGTGCGACAAAAATTGTAAAGGAACTTACTTCTCGCAGATTCACTGTGTCTACTTTGAAGATAGAATAAACGATTGGGTAATCGACGAGTTAAAAGGCAAGGATTTTTGTTTTTGGGTATTTGAAAATGAAGAAGATGCAATTATGTTTTCATTAAAGTGGTAATATGAATTACACAATTAAAGTATTTAACGTAGACTACGAAGAAGTACAAAAATGGTGCTCTGATCAATTGGGAGAGCGTGACGTTATTTGGGATGTTCGTGGTCTTTCTTTTATGCCATGGTTTACATTTAAAAACGAGTCTGACGCAGTGATTTTTTCTTTGCGGTGGGTCAAATGACATTTATAGAAAAAATTAAAGATAAATGGCTTACCTGGAGAACAGGGTATAATAAAAGTGAACGAGAATATCGAGCCTGGCGGGATCAGAATATTGCGTCAAATGCAAGCGACGTGACAAATTACTTTCACGGTTATAAGTATGTGATTGCATTAGATTTCAATAAAGTATGCACTGATTTTGAACCAATGTATGGTAAAATAGAGTCGACAGAATTTTTAAGTTATATGTATCCGCATCGTCCTTTGGGTAAGAACTGTTCATATGGTTGGTTCCGCGGATACTGGGATAAATGGGATGGCCGATTCCATTTGAATGATATTGACGACGGAGGGACAGACCACATGTTCATTGCAACTAATAGCGGCAAGGATGCTATAATGATAGCATTGAAGTGGTCATGAATATAGTTAATATAGAGTCTGATAAGATCCTAAACTTAGTCAGTGCCTGTGCGCCGCTAAGAGTAATCGTTACAGTTCATAGTATCGACGATAGATATTATATTCACTTTGATGGCCGATCAACATATAAAGATGCAAAAAAGTGGCATGTTCTGTGGGAAGGATTTGAAAAATACGTATCAGGCATGTTACGCCATTATAATATAAAAGTAAAAAACATCGATATCAAAGACGAATATACTGCAGACTGTTTTATAGGAACACTATTTGATATACTGAGCACAAATAATGAATGAATTTATAAATTATGACTTTGAGTCAATGTATCCAAACGTCATACACATGTCGACGAAAGGTAAAATTCACATTAGAGAGGGTTATCGCGGCGAGTGGGTTATAAATCTTCCAGCCAGCAAAAATGATGAGATACTTGCGTGGTGCTACGAGGTATTTGGGGAGCCGGGAAGAAGTAGGAAATATAATTGGCGCGTGAGTTGGAGCGATCAAGCAAACGGATATAGCAGTGGCATAGGAGGTCCAAGAATTTTTCTTCGGAGCGAACGAGATGTCACCTTATTTAGGTTGAAGTGGGAATAGTGGATTTTAAGATAATAAAAACAAGAGTAAATATTCCTATGAGACAAATTCAATGGCCTCGGGCAGCAACGGAAAACGGCATTGTTATGCAACAATATAAAATATTAGAACACGAAAAACAACCAAACGGAGAAGTTTGGTATTCTGTTCGAGTCAATGATGATATTTTACTGTGGCTAAACGAAACGTTTGAATATGAAACTGACTTTAGAGTAGTTCATCATCTTAAAGGAGTATGGGTTGGTATGAACGAAAAAACACTTGCTCTTCTCCAATTGAAGTGGTCATAATATGTCAGACGAAATTGATAAGAAAATGGAAATGACCAACGCAGTTCTTGAAAAACATCGAGAAGATCTAAAGAAGATGTTTGCTGATAACAAAACTAACATACCAGAAGAAAATACGAAAATACTCCTCCCAATGATAAGAAACGTAATGCCATCAATTATCGCCTCCAGTATCGTTAATGTCCAGCCTATGACCTGGCCAGGAGAAAAATTTGCTATTGGGAAAGAAGAAGAAATCAACGGAGAAGTTTGGTATAACGTAACTTGCGACGACGAAATTTGGCAGTGGGTCATTGATACTATTGATGACAGTCAATACCAAGACGGAACAAACGAATTTCAGAACAGATTAACACTATCGCCAGAGGCGATGATGATGTTTAAGTTAAAGTGGTCATAGTAATCAATAACTTAGAAAGTCCTTGACTTTTCGGTAGAAGAGCGTATAATAGTTACATTACTTAAAGAGAGACTCAGATGATCGAATATGAAGATTTGTCACCTCTTATCCGCGAAAGTCTTGTGCAGTCAAGCGTTCAGCTTATGCGAGATGTCACAGAGGCTTGGGGAAAAGATAAGGGGTTTGAGCTGTGGGAGAAAATCTCCGAGACACTTGGAGACGGCGTCAAGGGTGATATTTTCTTTGGCATGATTAGCGGGAAACACCTCGAAGTCAGGGTTCGAATCAGATCTGCAAGAAATGTTGACAGCCGCGTAAACATGATCAAGGCAGTGAGAACTGCTACGGGAATGGGTCTAAAAGATGCAAAAGATTTTTGTGATGCTGTTTGGGCCGGAAAACCAGATTCTGTTGTATGCGAAACTTCCGAGGCCGCGAGAACGCTTCTCGCAACGTTGCGAGAACTTGGGTGCGACGCAGTATGATTACGATAAAAGACATAATCGCGATGGAACGCCGCTATAAGATCGGAGATAAAAATGTATAATTTTGAAGTACAAAAATTACATGCAGAATGCAATACTCAAGAGTCGTTTCTTGAAAATCTGAAACTAATTGGCGTAGATGCGCGAGACTATCCAGAACACAAAATGTGGTTGCTGGACTACAACATGATTGAGTGTGAGAAAAATCATCCAGTCGTGCTTGAGTGTCGTGGTCTGGTAATGGGATATGACGGTTCAATCATCCGTAAGGGCTTCGATCGTTTCTTCAATTTGGGAGAGAACGGCGTAGATACATTTGACTTCGAGAATTCTGTTGTCTTTGAAAAGGCAGACGGTTCTTTGATGTTTGTTTACTGGTGCCCTCCAACAAATCAGTGGGAAATAGGAACTCGCGGAACAGCATTTGCTGAAGGACCAAACGAGTGGCATGGCACATTCCGTGGTTTCATGCTTAAAGCAATGGGACGCACTGAGAAAGAATTTCAGCTGTCTGCAGGTCGAAATCTGCATAAGGGAACAACATATCTGTTTGAGGCAGTTGGACCTGACAACCGAATTGTCACTGCATATGAAGAGAATCACCTGGTATTCTTATCCTCGTTCTTTAAGGGAGTCGAGGAAGATGCAGGCGCATTGCGGGTTATGACAGATTTCTTTGTGAATGACAGCGGATGGAACGTTCGTGAAATTCGCAAGTATTCCTTCAAGACGCAAGAAGATTGCATGATTGCATTGCACGAGCTTACTGGTCTGCAAGAGGGATATGTGGCGTACAATAAGTTGACAGGTGATCGAGTAAAAATAAAGTCGCCTGTCTACTTAGCAGCACATCGTCTGCGTGGTAACGGTCTGACATTGAACTCTATTTGTGAACTCGTTGTAATGAACGAGGTGGACGAGTATTTGGCTACTTTTCCAGAGGATGCACACAAGTTTGATTCTGCTAAGGAAATGTTGGCAATAATGATACGGGAGTTAATTACAAACTATTGCTCACACCAGTTTATGGAAACACAAAAAGAGTTTGCACTTGCGGTGAAGGACTTACCATTGTCGGGAGTTATGTTTCAGGCTCGAAAGAAGAACACAGATGTCGTGCATGAATTCAATCAGGTTGCAACTAACAAGAAGGCTGATTGGCTGAAAGAACGTTTGCTCCAAACTGATCAGTATCGAGCAGTTTTGATATCTGAGGGTCGACTCGGAGCTCAGTGTCTTTAATGGCAGGAACTATTTTTATGGTCCTGCTTGGCTTGTTTGCCGCAATAAATGTCATTATTGGCCTATCGTGGCTAGTAGCTGTTTGTTTTGGGTGGGTATGATATGCAAGCATGTGAAATAGAGAAAGCAAAACCAGGTTCGCTGTTTGTTATTAACGGCGAACTATGGATGAGGATGTCAGATAATGTTTCTCTGCATATCGAAGGCAACGTTATAAATATGAAAACCGGGAAGTGGTGCCACTGGCAACGACTGGTTGATTGGGATAAGGAAATAGCATGAGTGAATCATCTATCGAAGAACGACTAAAACGAATCGAGGATGAACTTGGTCTGACCGCATTGGATAACAAGAAACACACACGAGATGCACTGATTAAAGTATATCGCGATTACGGATTCACAAGTGTGCTCGCTAAGAGTTATGCACACTCGAACCTGAATGACGGAATCACACCTGAAGAAGCAGAGAAGAAGCTTCTAAAGCGTGGCGCCGTCAAGTGGGAACATTAGCCCTTGACATTAACCGAACAGTGTGTTATATTATATGAGAACTATTGAAGACATTAAAAAAAGATATCGAGATCGTGACTGAAAAAGCATCTTCGTTAGGGATGTTCGACTCTGTCTTCGATTATAGAATGGAAGAGCTTAATGAGCAAATGCAAGACCTGCTCGACGAGTTAGATGATGCATGGGTTCATCGAAAGTAATAAGATGATGATTTACACAAACCAGACACCTAAAAAGACACGCAAACAAAAGGCAAAAGAAGAAGCTGCCTGGCTTGCACAGTGTCAGCGTGATGGTGTGATGCCCAACGGACATAAGTTCGAGGCGATCAAGCCATTCGCTCCTTCATCTATTCGAGATGGTGCTGATGCATTTAAGAAGTGCGGATCACTTAAAACAAACGAGAGTTATTGCTCCAAGCCGCCCGATAAGGTTTATACGGGAACAGCAATGATTGGTATTGCGACGATGCACAAGTCGAACATGGTGCCGGTGTTCAATACCGAGAGCGCAAAAGATATTTCAAAGATGCGGAGAGGATAAAAATGATTAAGGAAGAACTGATTCAGGCATCGAAGACAATAAATCGTATTCAGATGGAACTATATTACTTGGAGAAGAAATTCAAGAAGGGTGAACTCGCACAGCTAAAGTTGTTCGTTGCTCGCTCTGATCTGGGTACGGTGGACGGTATCGTTAAGAGTCAACTAAAAGATTCTTACGGCGAATAAAAAGCAATGAGAATAATGCTGACACGACAAGATTGGGACTTATCAGCCAAGCTTGCATTGGAGTTACTAGATTATCTACAAAAAAATGTAGAGTCAGAATATAGCGCCTGGTCTAGTGCGGCAGGAAAAGCATTTGCAAGCAAGGATGAATCCTGGCAGCTTTGGCAAGGAATGGAATCTATTTCAATTGAAACAAAAGATGAGCAACACGAAACATATTTAACTCTTATATACGGTGATACATATGGACATTGAAGGTAAAATAATTGTAATGGCAAATACATATACCATTGACGAATATGATGACATAGCTCGTGAATTTCTCGAGGAGATTTTTGGCATCGACTTCAACTCTTGCTTTATAAGCGACGAATCTTCTCTTTGGGATTTTTCTGGTTGTTGCATACCAGAAAACCACGAAAGAGATTTTAGCCTACCTAAGGAAGAATCACTTAAGGCATGTTATGATGCAGGTCGTGATAACATGGTGCGTCTCATCAAAGAAAAATACAATATTAACATCGATGCAAATGATTATCTAATCACTGTATTCGAAAAGATTCGTCAAAGCAGAAACATCACACTAAACTAAGGAAAGAAAATGATAGTCAAGGTACCAGCTGAATCGCGAGACGAATTTAATGAAATGCTTGATATTTTAACGAGCTACGGAGTTAAACATGCTGACGATGAACTTCTCAGCATGTTAGAAAATATGGAAATAATCGAGGAAGAAGTATGACAGATACCAGCGACGGCGCACCACGACAAACACCAGACGAAGTAGATTTTGAAAAAATGGTGGAACTCTTTGATATTGCATTATCGAGTGATAACCCGGATGATTCGTTAATAACGGTGTTTGAGAAGATTCAACAAACAAGAAACATTACGTTGAACTGAGGAGAAATACATGTTTCATATATTTAATAGTCATGGCTCATCGTTTAGCCCCACAGAAGTATGGACTATGATTGCAATGTTTTTGATTCTGATTGGTGCTATTGTTGTATTAGGCATTTATGGATCAGACATTGATAACGACGATAACGAGGAAGAATAACGTGTCGACCGCAGACTCACAGGACAAAGAAGAAAGACCATCAAACACCGACATTGATCTCGAACATCTGATTACAGTATTAGACATCGCACTATCAAGCGATAATCCCGCAGTGAAGGATCAACTACAAAAATTGTTGATGATATCTGTATTGGTATCGTCGAATAACCCAGCAGCAAGAGCAGCAGGGCCACTTAAACAATTACTGTCAGAGATTAACGGATTGCGTAATCGAGTAAGAGCAATTGAAAGCACTTTAGCACAAGTGCGCGCCGAAAGATATACAGAGTTCGATAGATATAAATCTACCATGGCAAAAAAATGGGAAAATCTTCCAGAAACAAAGCCGACAACAGAAGATAAGAATAATAGCGTTGAAAGAATTAAGAGGATACTTGGAGGAATATGAGTAATCGTTACTACAGCAATTCTAAACCAGTCAGATGGATAAGAGAGAAAATCTTTAAGATTGAGAAACCTACTTCATTGGGATGGGGACAATGGGGAGTCTGGGAAGAGGAAGTAAAGAAAAGGATGCCAGTTAGATACTTCTTCACTGAGGCATTGCCTGATCTATTAGAGAAGATACCCGAGTACACCATTGACCATATTAAAAATGTAGGATATTACATAACTAACCGTCGACACTTTTCTCACGGAATGAGGTCCGATCTTAAAAAAGGTGAATATCACAGTTTCAACAACGTCTTACTTCACAGCATGTTTTGTTCATTTATTGACTTTATTGAAATAGAAGAAGCGTACTCGCATATTGCCTGGAGCAAAGAGGAAGATATTAAAAAATATAATCTGAAGTGGTATCACCGTTCTCGAATTGTGAATTGGGTCAAGCACTGGAGATGTCCGCAAGCAGGAATAGATCACCTACTATGGGAGATGAAATTGGATGTTCCTGATCCTACAGATCCATCGTGGTATGCTTCTCCTGCTCAGGCGGCGGCAGCAAGAGAAAAGATGGCACTGTACACCTGGTGGAAAGATATTAGATCAGCGCGTGGCGATTCGTGGGATGCTTCTGGATTCTCAGCATTTTGGAAACAAATGGATGAGAAATATGGAGATAGCTGGCTTGTGCTGGGCGGCAAAGGTAAGCTGACTGCCGCAGAAAAAAGAACCTATGCTGAATTAAGCGAAGTACAAGCTAAACTTGATGAGCAATGGGATGCTGAAGACGAGCAGATGATGATCAGACTAATCAAATTACGCAATAATTTGTGGACATAACCCTTGACATTTCGGTAAAGGTGTGTTATAATAGGTTGTCTAAAATTAAATAAAGGTGGATTAAATGATTTTGTGGCTTGGAGCAATTATTTTAGCGGGTTATAATTTCGGCATCGGCGGAGTTTTCATCGCAATGGGAATTTTAATCATTGCTGATGCGATGACAGTCATTAAGAGAGCAAAGGCGCAAGAAGAAAGACAATACATTAGAGACAACAACGTTATTGTTCGCATTGACATTGCAGAACATAACGGAGAAAACATTTTCCTTGCTTACGCGCCGGCCAACAACAAATTCATAGTTCAAAGCATGACTTATGACGACCTTAAATCCGAACTTATTAAAAAGTTTGAGGGCAAGAGCATTTTCGTAAAAACCGAAAACGATATCACACCAATTTATCTTTCACCTGCATCGAACTACAAAGACGTATAATGCAAAAATCAACACACAGAGTTTACTGGACCGAGGACAATGTTTCTTGTTCGAAAGACTTTACTTCTGACGAATTAGATGCTAGTCTTAAACACTGCGAAAGCCTGAGGAAGTCTCGAATTGCGGGGAAAAATATCGGTTTTATTGCTATTTCTTCGGAAATACAAGATTGCGTAAGTTTGGACGGGGTTGATGCAGTTGACATCAACAACTATGAATGGAAAAAGAGAAGGAAATAAAATGAAATTTTTTATACAGTTGGCTGTTCTTTGGTGTTTTGCGTATTTTCTCGGTGATCTTTGGGAAAGTATGTTCCCAACATTTATTCATACGGGGACAGGATTGGCAATTGAACTAACAGTTTCCCTTGCCATTGGATGGTACTGGGTCAGAATGTGGAATTACGTTGAGTCCCGTCTGACGAAGAAAGACACAGAAGAAACTAAAGAATTATGATAGAAACCTATACAGTAGTTATTTGCAAAAATCCTGATCCAGATTCGTTAGATTTTTCAACCATGCAGAAAACTATCACCATTGCAGAATCAAACGATCAGGCTAGAAGAGAATTACAAAAGCGTTTCCTGAACATATTATTCTGAGTTGCGATTTAGACTTATCTATACCAGAATTAGAGGAATTTTCTCTTCACGAGACAAAATCAATTGGGCAGCGAATGCCAGCAAAGACAAAAGAATTTACAGTAATTAAGCCAAAAATTAACTGGTAATACGAGGAAATTATGGATTATAAAGCGCAAGAGCCAGCAGAGGGTGTCGTAAAGATGAAGGAATGGCCTGACATGAAATATTACAAAGTGCCTTGCGAATGTGGGTGCGATAATTCAGTAGATTTTTCTGTCGAAATAGACGAGTTTAATATCACTGCCAATATGAGTATGAACACAAAAACAAAGTATTGGCGCAACCGTTTGTATATTGATTACAATGAAAACTGGCTTGTTCTCAATCTCAAGCAAACATTCAATGATTGGTATAACCGCTTGGATATTTGCTGGAAGGCATTAACAAAGGGTTATATCGAAACATCAGCAGACGTTATACTTTCGCCGCAGCAAGCATATAACTTTTCTGAAACATTAAAGACCGCCATTTCAGAGTATGAAGTTACCGTAGAAGCAAGGATGGCAGCACGTCGTGAGTCAACAAAAGATGTCAAGTAAACGATTTTGTCCTCAAAACTTCTTGGTCGATAGACCAGTTGGGAATTCTTTATACGGACAGAAGCCATGCAGTTTAACTCTACGCGGCAATGGATATAACTGGCAAACCAGAACAAACAACAATTATGATTGCGTGACGCGCATACACGGCGAGATTCATTATCTGACGGAACATGCTCCGGCAAAAGTTCAACGTCGATGGAAACAGGCTGAGGTTCGTTGGAAAAAACGCATGGCGTGGTGGCGCGGAGGAATCAATGAGCGACTATAGTCACCCAAAAATACAGCCTTCCTCAATGACAATAAAAGAATTGGCACATTGGGGAGAGGATCACCCAGACCCATGGGTAAAAGCAATGGCCATATTGATTGGCGATGTTCATGCCTTACAACCATTGGATGGATTTAGCGCAGAAGAGTTTCAGAACTGGGAAGACAGAGTAAGAGACGCAGAACGAGAAGCAGAGTGGGCAGAAGAAGAGGCATCGATTGCTCGAGCAAACCAAGCCCGCGCAGAAGTAGATCGCGATGCAGCAAAATACGATCTATTAAAAACTGAACAAGACTATCAGATTAAATCTCTTAAAGAGAGGCTGCTTTATAAAGAAAGTGTAATAAATTCTCTATCATCTGAATTAACAGTGACTCGCAGCAACTTCAATGAACTACAGAAGAGTCACAAAGAACTGCAAGAGAGATATAATACTTTCAGGATACTTGCGACACCATAAATAACAATACACATACGGAGAACAACACCACCTTGGCAAAAGAAGAAGTTTTAGAGTTTACAGGCACAGTAATAGAATTACTGCCATCAGCAACATTTCGCATTGAACTTGATACAAACAAGCATATTATATTAGCATATTTGGGCGGCAGATTGCGTAAGAATACAATCAATATCCTACTCGGCGATAAAGTAAAGGTTGAGATGTCGCCATACGATCTGAATAGAGGTCGAGTCGTTTATAGGAACTAATCACATCACATTCCAAAAAACCAGTCTTCGGACTGGTTTTTCTTTATCTGCTCGATAAGCATAAATACTAAATAAAAGGAAACAACATAATGACGCAACAAGTTATTAACATTGGCACACAGCCAGGTGATGGTTCAGGTGATCCACTCAGAGTATCATTCAATAAGATAAATCAGAACTTTGCTGAAATATATGCAACTCTTGGAACATTTTTGGTTGATGTAAGTAGCGGCAACGATTATGGTTCAATAGTAGGAATTTATGGCGTAGACTACGGGTTTATTACTGACCTAGCAACAATATTTTTAGATTATGGGAGCATTTAATTATGTCTGAACAAGTACAGTTGAGAAGAGGCACTGCGGCACAAACCGCAACATTTACCGGAGCTCAAGGTGAAGTTACGGTTATTACGGACAATTATACTCTCACCGTCCATGATGGAATAACTGCCGGCGGTCACGAGGTTGCTTCAAAAGCTTACGTTGATAGCGTAAGCATTGCTGATTTAACATCAGCAAACGTAACAACTGCTCTTGGATATACACCCCTCAATTCTGCAACCTTCACTGGCGCAAATGTTGTTGTTCAGTTAGGTTACACACCATATGATGCTACCATTAATGCCAATGCATTTACTACGCTTTCGGCAGTAGCCAATGTTGGTTATCTAACCGCAATTACCTCAGGAAACATAACAACTGCACTGGGATATACTCCATATGATGCAAATGTAAATGCGAATGCTTATACAACATTGTCAGCAGTTTCTAGCGTTGGTTATCTAACCGCAATTACCTCAGGAAACGTAACAACTGCGCTGGGATATACTCCGCTAGATGCAGCTTCATTCACTGGAGCTAATATTGTTTCTAACATTGGTGCAACTCAGGTTCAATCAGCAAATAGCGCAGCCTACTTGGGCGGACTAATCGCAACAGATTATACTCTGAAGACAGACGTTATTGCAGAAGCAAATAACTCGGCTTACTTAGGTGGGATTCCTGCTGCTAGTTATGCTACAACAGCAAGTCAGGTTACTGTTTACAATGCAGGCGCAGATCAGATAATTTACACTGGTAATGTTCAATTAAATGGGACTACTCCTGTAATAGTATCTTTGCCGGCACCATATTCTAATGCTTATTATAGAGTTCAGGTTACACATAACGGACCATTCATCTCTACTCCAGGTCTTATTGCAGCAAACGTAATTTCTTCATCGCAGTTTACGGTTGAGTCCGTGGCAGTGTCGGATACAAATTATGTTTTCTGGACAACTTTTGGAAGCGTAACAGCATAATATGAATTCAACATCCTTATCATCTGAACTATTCGTTCACTATGGCGCGGTACCAAATGACGGTACCGGCGATCCATTGCGTGATGCATTTATTAAGACTCAGACCAATATTAATTATTTGTTTAATTTCTTAAATAATAATCCGTATTTCCCTAACGCAACAATCGGAAACGCATTTATAACTGCGGCAAACATTAGCACGTTAACCACTAATACTTCTACAATTACTAATCTAGTAGTAGGAAGCGAAATAGTAGGGAACCTAACAGCAAGCAATCTGACAGGTACGTCTATATACGGCACAATAATGACGCCGTCACAACCAAATATTACCACACTTAATGATATCTTTATTACTGGTAATTTAAGTGTGGGCGGTAACACAACGACATTAAATGCAAGTGAAATAGTTGGTAACCTGACAGCAAGCAATCTGACAGGTACGTCTATATACGGCACAATAATGACGCCCTCACAACCAAATATTACCACACTTAATAATATCTTTATTACTGGTAATTTAAGTGTGGTCGGGAACACAACGACGTTAAATGCAAGCAATTTAGTTATTTCTGACAGCATAATTTACTTGGCAGATAGTAACCCATCTGATTTATTAACCATTGGTATGGTGGCTGATTATAACACCAATGGCATTGGTGGTAACGTCCACACAGGTCTAGTCAGAAGCAGTGTTACTAAAGAGTGGTACTTATTTGACAATTACGGACCAAATGATCCTCAGTCACTTGTCAATTTTGACCTAATATCGTCAAATATTAATTTATCAACACTAAATGCAAACACAGTGACACAGGCTCCAAACGATAATTCTAATAAATTAGCGTCAACTGCTTATGTTGACAAGCTATCATACTATGATATTGCTGGTGGTTCTACTGGTTCGCCAACTGCAAGTGCAAAGTTACTAACGTTTGTCGCAGTTAGGAATATGTCTCTTCCTACAAACCTGACAGGTAGTTACTGTGTTGCTGGTACTGCTGCAACAGCGACCACAACAATCACTCTAAACAAAAACGGTTCTTCCTTTGGGAATATATCTTTTGCTGCCGCTGCTACTATCGCTACATTCACTGTGGCGGCAACGTCGTTTATCGCAGGTGATATCATCACCGTAGTTGCATCTGCCACTCCTGATACAACGTTGGCAGATATTGGGTTTACATTAACAGGAACCTTGTAACGTGCCAACAATTAGCGGCCACTTTTGGGAAACCGGCACCATTGCTGGTCCAGTCACGCTAGGTGCTGCTGAGCCAGACCAGTTTGTTGTTTGCTCGACCTATGTTTATCTAACAGCAAGAGTAAACGGTGCTGCAATTGATCTACCAAACCACACATACCAATGGGAACAAATAAGTCCAACAGGCGCTGGGAATTGGGTCCAGTGGGTTCCATCAGCTGGAAATACAACACCAAATATTGCCTCGTCGATTACGCAAACAGTCGAAACAATACCTGATCCTAGCAGCATTGCTCTTGGATCACCAATGGCAGCAAGCAGCTCATTGAATGGCGGTACGACGATATATGCAAAAGTTGTAGCATTAGATGCAAGTGGTGGTCATACTCTTCCATCTGCTGAGGCATCATACACTGTTAATAGCGTATTATCTGGTGGTGCTCCTCTTTCAGCTGGCACAACTACTCTTTATGTAACGTATTCTGCTCCATCAAACTCAATATGGGTTACTAATTATGGGACAAATTAATTGGCTTACATCGGCCGGTTCATTAGGCACAATAACTGAAAATGAATATTTCGAATTTCAGTTAGATGCCTATGACACTGATGCTAATATATCAGAGCCGATAGTTTTTTCAATTATTGCTGGAACACTGGCGCCAGGATTAGAATTATCTAGTGGCGGACTATTATATGGTATTCCAAGCATTGTTCTAAGTCCTCTTGTTCAACAGAGTTTTACTCAAGAATTTGCTATTAGAGCAAAGGTAGCACACTCAGGCGTATCGTATCTCACTGACAGAACATTTAGCATTACGTTGAATCCGGTTGCATTACCGCAAATCTACCCGTCAGATGTGACATTAGGATACTATCAAGACGGTAGATTCTTAGATATTCCATTGTTACAGTACGACAAAGACCCATTAATTCCTATTACGTGGGAACTGGTGTCAGGAGAGATACCTCTTGGTACACAATTAACTGCCGACGGCAGATTATATGGTTACATACTGCCAACAGTAGTCACTCCTGCAGGATCATTGATAGGTTGGGACGCAACATCTTGGGACAATAATCCATGGGAATTACTAACGTCGGTTGCCACTGTTAAAACATATACCTTTACTGTCCAAGTATATGACGGGTCAAGAATTGACAAAACTACTTATTCAATTAATGTCACATCTTCTGCATCTATTACAGTAGATAGCACTATTATATCAATTGACAATACCTATATTCGCATTGACACAGAAGGATTACATACTCCATACATTATTACTCCTCCACAATACTTGCCGGATCAACGCCAATTTACGAATTTTGACTTTCAAGTTGTGGGTGTAGACATAGATCACGCTAAAATTAATTATCAATTAATACCACCGACAAATTTACAACTGAGTAAATCACCACCAGTTCATGCTACATTTATAGGCAATATTTCGGGATCAACACTTAACGTGAGCTCATTGACTGGCGACATAGTATTAGGGAGTCACTTGAATGGGACAGGCATTGATCCAGACACTAAGATTGTTGGACAGAGCTTAGGGCTGGCAGGTAAAGCAGGAACATACCAGATATCGATACCACAAAACATATCAACTCAGTTGATGACTATTCCTCCGCAAAAAGGTGACCAGTGGTGGGATACGGTTAATAACCAGATACTAATCTATAGTAAGGTTGATATTCCAATTGACCCTGCACAGGTAACAGCCGGACTAACTTATACAATATCAAGTCTCGGGAATGCATACGAAACTTTATATTTTAATCGAGGAACACTAGTGACTCCGGACACTATTGTCGGTTTAACCGGATCATATACCTTTTCATTGGGTGTAGACGGTTCATCGCCTGTTACATATACTATTAGTACTCTACACACCGATACTCTAAGTAATATTGCAAGCAAAATGCAATCAGCTGTGGGGTCTGGGGTAGCAAGTATTCATCCTGTATATAATTCAATTATTATAAGCAGTCATACATTGGGATTAAATTCTGCTGTAGATTTAATTATACCTGCACTAAGCGGCAATGACCTAATAGGCAACATTAATTCAACTTTATCCAGCACTACAACACTAACATCTGTTATGCCAACTGATTTTACTCAGATTGGTGCAGCAAGCAATACTATCAATGAATCATTTGTGGCTACTAAAAGATTAGATACACTAGCAGGCCACTTCATTGTTGGTCAAAGTTATACTATCACCTATGTAGGAAATACTAATTTTATTGCATTAGGTGCGACAACGAATTCAAACGGTGCTAGGTTTATCGCTTTAGGAACAGGTACATTAGGAGAAAGCGGCAGAGCCCTTCAAGATTCGGGATCAGGATCAGCTACGTTAACAAATACAGCATGGGAGGTAATGATTCCATCTACTGTATTGCAGAGTGTTAATCTCGCTGAATCCCCAATATTCGGTGCGCCATTGGGGATCGATATTAATCCAGGAACAGGCTGGATTTCAGGAAACCTACTAGTAGATTCAACAGGAAACACCTTCCCTATTTCAGTTCAAGAACAGACTTATATATTTCAAGCGCAAGTATGGAAGACCCTGTATCCAATATACGAAAGCACACCTATTACTTTTGTTTTAACTGTACTAGGAAGTGAAGCAGATACTATTACCTGGATTACCCCATCTGTAGTTGGAACATTAAATGAGGGTACCATAAGCGACTTGGCTATTCAGGCTACTTCTTCAATGGGTTATCAATTAGTATATGAGATACAGAGCGGCGCATTGCCGTCAGGATTATCTATGCTATCGGACGGATTAATCATTGGTCAGGTACCGTTTACTCCATCTCAGAGTTCTTTACCACTGTCTAATATACCAATGACATTTGATATCTCATCAACTACTCCTGGTCCCACAACGTTTGACAAACAGACGACTAATTTCGATAGTCGATATACATTTACAGTACAGGTTAGAGATATTAATAGCACCATATTTAACTATAAAACGTTTACTATTGACATAAGCACATTTAATATATTGCCTTATGAAAACCTATACCTAAAAGCATTGACCACAAGAGACTTGAGATTAGAATTCTTGTCAATAATGAATAACACAGAAATCTTCCCAGATAATCTAATATATAGAAGAGATGATCCGTGGTTCGGTAAAGCAATTGATATCAAGTTTCTATTTGCTGCCGGTCTCAATGTAGAATCAGCGGCCACATATATATCGCACATGCAAAATAATACCTACAATAAGGTTATTAACTTAGGTAATGTTAAGACTGCCGTAGCCTTAGATGCTAACTTTAATGTCAAGTATGAGGTTGTTTATGTAGAGGTTACTGACAGTATAACAGCGAATGGTAAATCACCAGCAGCGGTCATTAACTTGCCAGCACCTCCAGCAGGTATGATTCCAGAAACACCAGACGTCTATTATCCAAACAGTTTTGCGAATATGAAGAGCGAAGTAACTGCTGTTGGGTATGTTAATCAGGGTGCAATACCTGAGTGGATGTTAGCAACTCAACCTAACGGAACAGTTCTTGGATTTACTTACGGGGTAGTTTTAGCATATACTGTTCCCGGGGCAAGCAACCTGATAGCATATAGATTATTACAGTCTGGTATCTCGTTCAACAATCTCGACTTTGTTGTTGATAGATATCAGTTAAACACAGCAATCGGATTAGGAAGTCAGCCAGAAATCGGCGATATCTACCTAAAATTCCCTAAAGTTAACTCTTTTGGGGCATAAAATTAACAAGTCGATAAAGTAGCATAAATAATAAAACAATAGGAAATAAAAAATGTCATCAACAATTAATACTACACCTTCTGGTGCTTTCATTGACACTGCTTACCCAGTCCAGGGTCAAGATAATCCAAGTCAAGGTTTTCGAGATAACTTTACTAACATCGTTCAGAACTTCACCTATGCCGCAAACGATATCGGTAACTTACAGGTATCCATTGGCAGTATCTTAGGTAATACTGCAAACCTGGCATTATATGGTCAGACTGTTATTAGTAACTCGGCTAACATCGCAATGCTACAAAGCAACGTCTCAACCATTGATAGTGAAATTACAGTTCTTCAAGGCAATGTTGCTGTAATACAGGGAAACATCAATACATTCCAGGCTAATGCAGTTTTAACGTCTAATGCATTAAACCAGATGGGTGGAAACGTAATTGCCGGTGCAACAGGATCAGTTGTTAGTAACATAACTACAGGATCAAATACACTAACTCTTGACTATGCGGCAGGCGATTTTCAAGTTGCCAATGTAACTGTTAGTCCAGCAACGGTTGTATTTTCTCAATGGCCAGCAGGCGTTTATGCCAAAATAAACGCATTGATTACAATGACTGCTGGTAATGTTGTTATATTCCCAGCGCAAGTCGCATTAGGAAGTGCAGATCACGGCATTGGAACAGTAGGGAACATCGCCAGCGTACAATCAAGAATTACTGACGAGCTAACTGCTATTGCAACCGGAAACTATTGGTTTGAATTTGCCACAATTGATGGCGGCGTAACCGTTTTAGTCACTGAAAAATCTCATCCGTAATAGTTGATTTATTGGTTCTAATCTGTTATAGTAAAGGAGAATACAAAAATGCATCCACTTGTAGGCGACTTAACCGGTTTAACAGACGACGAACTGTTTCTTAAGATAAATGAATTAACCACAAAGTTGCACCGTGCTTACCGTATGGGATATGGTGATGCGGTGCAGCAACTCCAAATGATCTTAGAAGATTATCGATATGAATACCAGCGTCGCCAACAAAAAATTATGGAAGAAATAGCAGGAAAAAATGGCGACTTCAAAGATTACATCAACATCGGGTAGAGAAACAAACGAACCAGCATTCTGGGCTGTGTTGAAAACTCCTGTTCCTGCAAAACAATTACCAGAAATACAATACAGTCTCAATGCAGATGGCTCACTTATGCGATATGATTCTGCAACAGGTGAGACACTTAATTTTTTTAAAGACGAAGAATCTGGTGCATATAAATTAAAAAAATGAGTTCAGAAGAAGACAATAATGTCAATGATGATCCTCTTTTCTGGAAGATCTTAAAGAGTCCTCCTAAAAAAGAATACTGTTGGGCAATTGAAAAGATGATTACATTAGACAGAATGAGACAAATAGCAGAAGAGAAGAATAAGAATGAAAAACAATAAAGAACCAGAATTCTGGACAATACTAAAGACTCCACTAAAGACTCAGAAAGAGCTAGATTATGAGTTTTGGGTAAAGATTCTTGCTGATTGCGAAGATGTTCATCGGGGACACGTATTTCAGGATTATTTAACAATATGCAAGTAGACAAATTCGGCATTGCACATAGAACTACAGATGAGATATGCGATCTATTATACATTGATCCTGCATTAGATCTGAATCAGGTTCAAGTTGACGACCCAGAGATATTTAATAAAAGCATTAAGGATCTTTATTCCGATTTAATTCCTTTGCAGAAATACACATTATCTGACGAAGATGTTTCGGCTTTCGACGAACGTAACCAGAACAATTGGTATATGCCACAAAAATATAAAGAATTCGATATTGCAAAGTGGCTACTAGAGCAATGCCGAACAGAAGAAGAAGTGCAGCGCGTCGGCACAGAACTATTGATGTTCAATGAGCGTAATCTATTAGATCTTCTTAGATATATGAGATATTTTGTTGAGACGCTTAGAGAGAACAATGTGGTTTGGGGAGTAGGTAGGGGTAGTTCTGTTGCTTCTTTTTGTTTATTCCTTATCGGAGTACATAGGATCAATTCTATTTATTATGATCTTTCGATAGAGGAATTTCTAAAGTGACCAAAACGCTGATAAATACTTATACACGCATATAAGGAAATAACAATATGGCAAAAGTAATCAGAACAGCAATGGGAAATAAAATAGACGTAGAGAACTTAATGGCTAAGAATGATAGAGTTATTGCCGTCGGAAACCGTAAGGTGAATGCAAGAGGTGACCTATTAGGTCCAGGTGGTCAAATTATTAAGACACGTGATCAGATAATGAAAGAATATTACGCTGTAAATACACCGGTTGCAGCAGAACCAAAGTCAGACGACAAACCAAAATAAACCAAAATAAACCAAAATAAAAGGAATCAAATTGAATTATAAACCACTACAGAACAGAGTTATTATTAAGCGTCTCGTCGAGAAAAATACCACAGACGGTGGAATTTATATTCCTGGCACAGTATTAGAAAAGCCTGATTCAGGAACAGTTATGGCAGTTGGACCAGGCAAGCGCACCGATAAAGGTGTATTAATTCCAATGGAAGTAGAAGTATTTAATATCGTGTTATTCGCAAAAGGAGCCGGGTCAGAAGTTAAACTCGACGGAGAAGATTATCTTGTTATGCGCGAAGACGACATTATAGGAATAGTTGAACTATGATTACCATATACAGTAAAGAACATTGTCCGTTTTGTGTTAAGGCTAAGACCTTACTTGACATTAAGGGAATCGCTTACACTGAAGTTAGGGTTGATCAGCTTGAAGAAGCAAAACAATTCCTGATGACAGAGGGGCATCGCACAGTGCCGCAGATATACAAAGACGGCAAACTATTAGTAGAAGGCGGCTATACAGGATTAGCCAAACAGTCAGAAGAATTCTTCAATAACTTAAAGGCATAATAATATGGATAGCGCATTAAAATCAGTAGAAATAAAAGAATTAAAACCAATCCGTGATCGCGTTATCGTAACAGAGATGAAGTTCACCGACAGATTCACCAAGGGCGGAATTTATATCCCAAGCGACGACAAACAAATACACGGTGTTCGTCCACGTTGGGGCAAAGTCTTTGCTGTTGGTCCAGAACAGAAGGATATTCGTGTAGGCCAGTGGATTTTAGTGGCTCACGGGCGTTGGACACGCGGAGTGAAAATTGAGGACGAAACGGGCACTCATACTCTCCGAATGGTCGATAATAACGACATTTTGTTGTCATCTGAGACAGAAGTTGTAGACGAAGTCCTTGGTGTGCCATTAACACAAGCTCAGATGAATGGCGCTCCTCGATACTAATGTGGAAATCAATGACAAAGTTACTGAATAAAGTTTGGTGGGAATCAGACAACGAAAAAGAAAAGAAGGAATTGTTCGAACGCCTTCAAGTAGAAGACACGCCCGAAGAGAAGGCGGAAAAGGATAAGATACGTGCGCAAATTGAATTCGAAATGGCAAATCCTGCACCGCTTGTCCCTCCCACCGAAGAAGAGATAGCCGCCGACAAAGCAATGGTTGAAAAAATCTGGGAAGAATTCAATGAAGCAACCGAAAAGTTATCTGTCCTTCTATCCGAATTTAACGCTGAATTCCCTGAGCATCAGATGCATATTGACGATTACCGAAAACATTGACTTATCTAGCCGACTCCTGTATTATAAGTTATCATTCAAAAAGGACAGGAATAATGTCTCCGTGCATGAATACCTAATAGGAGAAACATTATGTGGCCAAATACACCATGGAATAAGGGGAAAAAATTAGAAGGCGAAAAATATAAAGGTGGTAGGAAGAACAAAGGGAAGAAAAGATCAGCCCAGTTTAAGGAAAACGCTAAAAATATATCTTCACTAAGAAAGCACACAGAGGCCGAGAAACAAAAACTTAGAGACAGACCTAAAGAAATATATAAGAAACCCAAGGCTACTCCCATCGCAACAACTGAACTATGTCAGTATAATTGTGGCCAGATAGCAAAATATTCATTTGCTAATGGCAAATTGTGCTGCTCAACGAGTCATAACTCTTGTCCCGGTAAGAAAAAACAGTTTTCAGATATGGATCACACTGAGAGAACCGCAAAATCATTGGCGACCCGTCTTGAAAAGGGAATTACTAAAAGTTGTCAGATAAAAGGCGCAGCGACTAGAAAAGCAGCTGGGTTTTACGAAAAACACGCCGATATTATGAGGCAACATTGGATAGATCATCCTTGGGACAATAATACACAATGTCCTATATTACCGTATAAAAATATAGATCTCGTGTATCAAGGAACATATGAATTCGAATTCTTAGAAGGATTAGAAGAAAAGCACGGAATCGAGTGGATTAAACAAAATGTTCTCCGCGGCCCGTCGGTTTGGTATTTTGATTCAGAAGATAATACCAAAAGACTTTACATCAGTGACTTTATAATATACAATACTATATGAAATAAAATCTGGCTGGACGTGGAATAGACACGGCAAAGACCTAAAATTGGAAGCCAAGAATAAAGCAAAATTAAATCAATGCATATCTGAAGGATATAAAGTAATGTTGGTATTAGATAAGAAAGAAATAACATATGAGTAATATTAAGACTCTTTGGGTGGAAAAGTATAGACCAAATACATTAGATGGTTACGTTTTCAAAGACGTGTCACAAAAGCAGCAAATAGAATCCTGGATTAAAGACAAATCAATTCCTCACTTACTGTTCAGTGGTGCAGCAGGCATTGGTAAAACTACACTTGCAAAGATATTAATTAATTCTCTTGACGTTGACGAGTATGATGTCAAGGAGATTAACGCGTCGCGCGAAAATAGCGTAGATCACATGCGTGACGTTATTATCGGCTTTGTAAGCACAATGCCGTTCGGCAGCTTTAAAATTGTATTACTCGACGAAGCTGATTATCTATCTCCAAACGCGCAGGCTATCTTGCGTGGTGTTATGGAAACGTATGCAGAAACGGCTCGATTTATTCTAACGTGCAACTATCCAAACAAGATTATTCCAGCATTGCACAGTAGATGTCAGGGATTCCACTTCGAAAAGATTGATCACACTGAATTTACTGCCCGAGCAGCGACTGTATTGCTAACAGAGAACATAGAGTTTGATATGGATGTATTGGATGACTTTGTTCGTGTCACCTATCCAGACTTGCGTAAATGCCTTAATACATTGCAAATGCACAGCACAACAGGTAAATTAATTGCATCTGCAGCCAATAGTTCTACATCTGATTACAAGTTAGAAATGGTTGATCTCTTTAAGAAGGGTAAGATACGCGAGGGTAGACAATTAGTTTGTGCTCAGGCTCGACCGGAAGAGATGGAAGACTTATTCAGGTTCTGTTACGATAACTTGGACTTATGGAGCAAGGACGTAGAGGGACAAGATCAGGCAATTATTATCATTCGCCAGGGGTTAGTTAATCATTCTTTATGCGCTGACAGTGAGGTGAATCTGAGTGCAACTCTATGTGAGTTGGCAATGATCGGCAAATAGAGTAAGTTTAACTAAATAACATAAAGGAGAATATTATGTTATGTAGATATGGATGTGGAAAAGAAGGAATTAGACAATTTAAAGATAAAACCTGGTGTTGCTCTCAAAATATAGGTCAATGTTCTGAGATTGCACGACGAAGAGTTGCAACAAGAAAAGCAAAAGATGAACCTTGGCATTCTAAGAAAACCTGCGATAAAATAGGGAACGCAACGCGTGGTCGTGAATTATCTGAGGAATGGTGTCAAAATATTAGTAAAGCAACTAAAGGAAAAAGTAAAGGGCCGCAATCAGAAGAACACCGTCAAAATCTTGCTGCGGTAAGAAAAGGGAAAACCCCGTGGAATAAAGGATTGACTGTAGAAGATCCAAGAGTTGCATCTTATGTAGATAAGCAAACTGGACAGATACGGCAAGGAAATTATATGTCGCCGACAAAATGGCAAGGTTCAGGAAATCCGTGGTATGGTAAAAACAGAAGTAAAGATAATAGTCCAAGATATAATGGAGAGCAGTATAATAGAGAATTATCAGACTATCGACACAGGGTCATTTGGTTGTCAGAAATAACATATGAAAAATATAAAAATCAAATCAACCCAATGAATTATCCAAGAACACTTGCTGGAGTTGATGGTGGGTTTCACTTAGATCATATCTATCCGATAGCAGAGGGATTTGATAACAATATACCACCCGAAATGTTGGCAGAATTAGAAAATTTAAGATTGTTACCTTGGAGAGAGAATGTCGCTAAAAGTAAAAATCTGCTTGAAGAAATAATATCAGAATCAATTAAAACTTATTTAAAGGAAAATAAATGATACCAAAAAAAGTTTATATCGTAGCAAAATATTCAATGAAGCCTCGTCGCCCTGATCAGACTTTTAGGCCCGGTTACGTCAAAGGTGAAGGAAACATGCAGTGGGATGAGCATGTTGACGTTACTGTTGGATTGAAGAACAGAGATTTAAGCATGGCGCAAATCATCATAAATATTAGTGAGCAGAAAGTAGTTAAAAACAGTTATGGCGGCGATAAGTCGTTCATGGAATTATTCCAATACTTTTACACTTCTTCTCCGCACGAGTTAAGTCAAGCTCTTAGAAACTGTGGAATTACAGTGAGCGAACCAGAGGAACCAACAGATGAGCAATCAGTACAAGAAGATGTACCTAGCGAAGCCGAAGCGAGTGAGAGATCCGAATCTACCGCCGCCACCGACGTTGCTGTCTCAAGTAAAACAACTACGGACAGTGGAGGAGAAGAGCCAGTTTGCGTTGTCGCAGACACAGCAACAGCAGGAACAGATCAACCAGCTGAAACGAGAACTACAGCAAGCCAACTATAGAATTGATTTACTTACTAGTCATTTAAGAAAGAGCAGGTAGTCTTTTGAGATGCTTGGAGTAATTAGCAGGATCGTAGGACTTTTGACAATGTAAGCAAGATATTTTGCCTGGTATTACGCCAGCACGATTCTTGCTTATTTTTTGACGACTTTCATCCGAGTGTGTTCTTAGTGCGCTCTTAGCGCCAATTTTGATTTTTGTTTCTTCTGATATTACAATGATCTGTTTTGCTCGCTTTTCTCGGATAATTTGCTTTGTTTCTTCCGTATGAGAATGTCTTTTTCCCTTCATTGAAGCTGATCGCTTTGCATTTGATTCAGCTGATTGTGTTGCGCCAGACTGCCCGTCTCCGCCGTCTGTTTTATTTCGAAGTATTCCTGTGCCTACATCAATTCTACCATACCAACGGATCATTCTACGCTCTAATGCTAATGCACCGAGATTAGTCAGGCGTAATTCCAGGAATACAATACCTGACTTATCCTTAGGCACAGGAACAGAGTGAACGTTGTATGCACGATTTCCCTTTCCTTTGCCGATATAATACGGTGTTCCTGCTTTTGCTGTTGCTGAGTCTTTACTTCTTAGATATGCATAGACGTAATAAATATTCATGCTGACATTGCTCCATAATGTTAGGGCAGTTGGGACTTCCGATCCGCGAGCTGCACTATTATTTATCCAAATTCTATCGCATCGATTTGCTTACTAATTACCTTAGAAAGAATAAGTAGTCTCGTTACAGCCCACGTAAGTCATTGATTTATTGTGGGCTATTCTTTGACATAAAGTTCTTGACATTTCGGTTAAAGAGTGTATAATAGCATCATACAGTTAATAAAGAGAGCGCACAAATGAAAGCATACGGTAATCTAAAAAGGAATAAAGAAATGACTACTAACTGGTTCGGACTTGATCGTCACCAAACTGACGAATATATCGACTGGCGCGATTTTGATCGAGTAGCGAAAGCAGCTAAACTTCGTGCAGCATACGACAAAATCATTGCTTCTGGTCTTGAAGCCGAACTGAAGGTTATTTCAGAGGCAGCATATTATCAAGGCAAATTCGACGCGTCGCGCAAACAATCCTGATATATAAATTAATTTCTAAGATCACTGTTTAGGATATAAGTGACACAAGATATGATAAAAATACCAGCCCCTGATAACGTCAGCAATGAAGAATTAATTGAGGTACTAAAGACCATCTGTATCAGTAAGGCAGATGGCAACAAGAGTTGGTATCTAAATGATCAACGACACAGAGTTGATGGACCAGCAATTGAATATGCAGATGGCGCAAAGCATTGGTATCTAAATAATCAATTACACAGAATTGATGGACCAGCAATTGAATATGCAGATGGCACAAAGAGTTGGTATCTAAATAATCAACGACACAGAGTTGATGGACCAGCAATTGAAGATGCAGATGGCGCAAAGCATTGGTATCTAAATAATCAATTACACAGAATTGATGGACCAGCAATTGAAGATGCAGATGGCAGCAAACATTGGTTTCTAAATGATCAACGACACAGAGTTGATGGGCCAGCAATTGAATATTCAAATGGCACAAAGAGTTGGTATCTAAATGGTCAACGACACAGAGTTGATGGACCAGCAATTGAATATGCAGATGGCAGCAAATGTTGGTATCTAAATAATCAATTACACAGAGTTGATGGACCAGCAATTGAATATGCAGATGGCAGCAAATGTTGGTATCTAAATGGTCATGAGATCACCGAAGAAGAATTCAATAGAAGAACAAAACCATATTCGCGACGATGAATAACATAAAAACATTTCTACTTATTCTGATACAACGAAAAAGAATCCTCGAAATTGAAGGAGTATTTGTTCCTCAATATTTAAGTTTTCCTTCTTGGCGGGGAATTGATAAACATGATTTGGATGAGAGCTGGGCAGCCTTCGAGTTTCAAGCAACACACTGTGGCTTGCCGACGATACAAGCAGCACAAGAACGAATGTATGAGTATCTCACACATAAGAAAAAACCTAAAAAAATAGTTCATGCCATTGATCCAGAAGCATGGGTCGCACTTAAAAAGAAAAATCATGAATGAACCAAAAACAATAGACGAGATTGGCCCATACTTTATTGAGGCAATGAATAAAGTAGGCCCAAAAGTGACTGGGCTTGCTTGGGATGTTGTTTGGTCTAACAAAGTAAGCAATTCGCATTCTGCACCGCGCGGCTATAAAACTAACTTTATGCGAGATGAGAATAAGCCAACAAGTTATCCGGGTTGGGTAGGCAGAGTATGGATTCGCTTTAAAGACCGCCCAGATTTTATGCGTCTAAGCACTAAGATGGGAATAAATGGCGTTCATCCAGGAACTGGTGGTAGCGGAGGATATGATGGCCCATGGAACCAAATTTCTCACATCTCCTACTTAGCGGGAGTTCACTATTACGACGGCCCACATTGCTTCAGCTGGGACGTTAAAATATTTGACTTTGATTGGCCTACTGTAGATGAGGGGAAAATTGCTAAAGAAGAATACGACAAACAGCTCAAAGAATACGAAGAAGCAACAACTTGGGCAATACTAAAACGTACATATCTTGAGCCGTTCTCGTTTAAATCGCCTGCTCATAAATTTTCTTGGACTGACCCAAACGTTCTTCTCGACGATACTAAGTTTATTGACGATTATCTTGCGTCGGTAAAAACTACTTAGTTCTAATGTGAAGCAGAGTCTCTTGGTTTTTTTCTTTGTTCTACAATACTTTCTAGATGGCTAACGTGCGATGATAACCGAGCATTCTCAACTGCAACCCTGTTCATCTCATTGCGGGATTGTTCTAAGCTTGTGCCTAATCTTTCAACCAATACTTTTAATTCGGTAACTTGAACAGATAAGAACTGAACTTCAGCTCCCAACTTTCCGACTAAGCTGACTGCTTCGTTTCTTTCTGCTTCAATTGCAATAATTCTTGCTACAGTCCTGTCTCGATCTTCTCTAATTTCATCTCGTTCTTTCTTATATGTTTCTAACATATTAGAATACTCTTTATCTTCTTTGGCCGACTTAATATCTGTTGCCATACGACGACGAATAATCGAGATGCCATAGGCGATAACGACACCAACTGCTGGTGCGCCAACTGCCCAAGAAACTATGTTATTTGCTAGATCTGATTGCATATAGATATTTATCCTGACTAATACTTAATACTTATCTTACACAATGTCTTAGAATACTCGCATTATTACTATAAAATTATCATTTACGGGCTAAAACCGTATCTGGTCAGTGAAAGTTGGGAAAACCCAAGCGTATGTATGTGGCCTCGTATTAGGAGCAAAGAGTACAGCTATTCTTTTCATTCTTTGCTCCCCTGATAATTAAATGTACTAATTTAAGTCCTAAATCTCTCCGTAAAGCTTGAGTACTTCTTCTACAACTGGATGACGTTGTATATCTTTCCCTGAGAATGTTACCATGCAAATTGCATCGCTGCTACTACGCGATAACCGCTCAGTGAAATCCTTAAGTCCGTTATCCTTAGCAAATAACTTATCGTGCTGGTTAATGTCACCAGTGATAATCATTTTGGATTCGTCCCCTAATCTTGTTAACACCATCTTCATTGAATTAACACTTGTATTTTGTGCTTCATCAACAATAATAACTGCTTTCTTAAATGTTCTACCACGCAACATCGAGAGCGCAGCTAATTCAAGTGTCTCATCTTCCAACATACGCTTTAAATCTATAGGAGAATAATGCTCCTTAAAGATATCCATAACCGGAATTGCCCAAGGTAATAGTTTCTCAAGTAATGTTCCCGGTAAGAAGCCATGCTTTTCGTCGTCTACTCCTACTGCCGGACGAGTAATAATGATCTTATTGATTTGTCCGTTTTTTAGAGCCTTTATTGCAGATAAGACAGCTAACATAGTCTTGCCTGTTCCTGCTGGGCCAGTTGCAAAGACTACCTTCTTCTCTGGATCTGTCAGCATATCAATATATTCTCTTTGCTTCTCACTCTTAGGGTGCAACGATACCGTTTTTCTTTGTTCAACAAAAGTCTTAAAGCTAAACACGTTGTCTAGCTCTGGGTGTTTCCGTCCTCCTCTATTTGGCTTTTGACTCTGTACTAACATCTCATACTCCTGACCCTGCATTTTGTGTGTACTTCTACGGTTTCTGGACAATGAACTACTCCTTTAAGTTATGTGTGGTTTTGTATTCCACTAAAATATTTAAGGCATTAAGAGGTAAAGCAATAACACAGCATATAAGTTTGGATAAAACCACTAAATAGTAGACTACCCCAACCAATTATTTTACTTCTGAATCTCACTTTCAACTAAATACATATATTACTTTGGAGCAACAATGAGTCAATCCATAAAAGATGCATTAGAAAACGTTAAAGAAATCTTTATGAGTGATAGCGCACTTGCTACCTTACTCGATTATGAGCGCGTCATTGACGAGCTAGATGTTTATGCCTTTGCAAATTGGAAGAAGGGCGAGTTAGTCAAAGGGCCAGACTACGAGAAATACTTCGTAACCTGCACTTGGATGTTCCCATATAGCTTAATGCCTGACCCAAGAGGTGGAGAACAGTTACTCAATTATAACTGTCAAGTTACCTACAAGAAAGACATGCTAGAATATCCAGTCAAGCCAAAATCTCCTAAAGATTTTAAGCCTGGTACCAAAATAGCTAAGACAACAAAAGTGCCAATTTGGCTTGTAACAATCACAATGCCTAAGAGTTTGATGGATGATATTGAGAAAGGATCTGTCGAGATTGAAGATGAAAACATTGATCTAGAAGACGTAAATCAAGCATACGAAACCGGGGCAGACGAAACAGAGAATACTAACCAAGAACCAGGAATGGGACAAGGCTTAGGTCAAGAACAAGGAATGGGCGGAGAAGAATATGCACAGCAACCACCACAGTAATTTAGCTGAAGGTATAGAGATGGGCGACTTAGCTCGTCTTGTTCAACCTTTAATGTCAATCGACGAATTCCGTAGCAAGATGGGCGAGGATAAGGACATCGTCGTCGTTGGCATGACCGTACTAGGCAAAGAACCTGCAGATGATATCGTAAGCTTTGTTGAGAAGAGCTATGATTGGGTATTAGATGCTGACGTTTCTAGTGGTGAGACATCAGACGGTAACTATATGGTATTCATTGAATTGCAACGCAAACCAGAAGCACCAAAACACATTTACGAAATGCTTGAAGATTTAATGAATCTAACTGATCAAAAAACAGAAGACTGGACATTTAGCTATTATAACAAAGATGATAAGCTGCCTGTTACAATAAAGAACTTAGAAGACAAAGTTATTACCTCTCCTGAAGAATATGAAGCAAAAACAAGCAACGATTTAGAAGAAAGCATAGCCCTTAATAATCTTCGCGCAGCGGCCGGAGTTCGCATTCAACCGAAAAAAACCACTGATATGGAAATCTTGAATATTCAAATCCAAGCTGGTATCAGATAATTTTTAATTCAGTCCTATCGTCGATATATAAATACTTTAATAAGAGTACTCAAGTAACGCCTGTCGTTCCAGAGGAAAATACTAAGGATAAACATATGACACTTAATTTCACCTTCACGGTTGACCAACTACAGAAGATAATTCCTACAGACACTAACGTAGATGCTTGGTTTACAGCACTAAACAACAATCTCGCAGCTTATAACATTGATACAGAATTAAGAGTAGCTGGATTCTTATCTCAGTGTGCTCATGAATCAGGTGATTTTAACCATTTACATGAGAATCTTAACTACAGTGCTTCAGCATTACTTGCTGTTTGGCCAAGTCATTTTAGCTCTAACACAGTTGACCAATATGCTCGTAATCCAGAAAAGATTGCTAACTGTGCTTATGCAAATCGTATGGGGAACGGAGACGAAGCGAGCGGTGATGGATGGAAATTCCATGGTCGTGGCCCTATTCAAATTACAGGCAAGGCTAATTATGCGGCATTTAGCACGTTTGTCTACAATGACTTGCGTATATTAGATACGCCCGAGCTATTAGAAACCGATTTAGATATAGCTGTTCAAAGTGCATGTTGGTTTTGGGAATCACACTCCATAAATCAGTTTGCAGATGCAGGTGATGTTCTAAACATGACGAAGAGAATTAATGGCGGCACAATTGGATTGCCAGATAGAACAGCTCGTTATAATAACGCTATTGCAGTCCTACAAGGAGCATAATATGTTCAATCTACAAAAACTCGAAGTTGACGCTATCATTGCCGGCGTAATCATATTAATAATAATTGGCTTAGGTTTTGGTACCTATTACTATCATGGAAAATATGTCGACTCATTAGTAACAAACGGCCAGCTAAAAGCTCAGAATACTAGTTACTTGGCAACTATTAATGCCGATTCGGCTGCTAATGCCAAGCTTGCTGCTGATTCATTAGCAAGAGAGAAAGCCGCTGCAATTGCCCTCAAAGCTGCAAAAGAACAGGCAAGAGCATTCCAGAAGAAAGCGTCTGATATTCTAGCTTCTCAGGCAGCTTATCCAACAGATATGTGCAAGTCTGCAGATGCATTGTACGATGATTATCTCGGAGGTAAATGATATGAATAAGCTATATCTTTTAATTGCTGTTCTACCACTTTGCGGATGTTTAGCCACAGTTGGCCCTACAGTCGTTGATCATAACGTTATTGTTCAGGTGCCATGCATTGTGACGTTGCCAGAAAAGCCGATTTTTCCGTTAACAGATACTGGTTCAGTTAAAGATAATATATTTGTTAAGAGTAAAAAAGCATTATCTGAGATTGAGGCACGAAAAGCGTACGAGAAAGAACTAGAAGCTGCCGCAGAAAGTTGCACACAGAAATAATCTAAGCATATTTTTCTCTTCTTCCGATAAATATTGTTATTACGGAGAAGAAAATGGCAAACCCAAAAACAACTGCTGGCGATCCTAGAGAATCGTGGGTCTATAATCAATGGCGTCCTTTTATGGCATGGAGTTACGGCATAGTTTGCCTATGGGATTTCATGATTGCTCCGATATTCTTTGCATGGTTTTCTCACTTTGAGCATCTGACTACTCCGATAGTTTGGGTTCCACTAACAACAAGTGGTGGAGGTTTATATCACGTAGCAATGGGGACCATCATTGGCGTAACCTCTTATGGTAGAACTAAGGAAAAGGTTTTAAATAATGGACTCAGTGCTTTACCACAAATGCCGCCTGCAGATCCGCCGTCAGACGCAACACAATAATTTCGGTTTAACAAAATTTGACTTTCTGATGCAAATAGTGCATAATAGCCTATGAACTATTATGAACTCCTTGGTGTTACAAAAGACACCCCACAAGACGAAATTAAAAAGAAATATCGAGCCCTTGCGTCAAAACATCATCCTGACAAAGAAGGCGGCAATACTCAAAAGTTTCAGGAAATTCAGATAGCATATGATACCCTAAGCGATGCACAGAAAAGACATCAGTATGATATGGAATTAGCTGGTGGCGGTAGACAGCAGTTTAGCTTTAATAGCAGTCATGCTAATGACATGCATGAAGATATGCTTGATCTTCTTCGCAGGCAGTTTGGATTCAATGTAGGCGGCTTTCAATCACATTTCCAGCAATCTCATCGACCAGCAAGAAATCAAGATGTGAGAATTGCAGTTCAATTAGACTTATATGATACATTAGCGGAGCAAGATAAGACGTTAAATCTTAAGATTCCGGGTGCAGAAAGTAATGCAATTAGTATAAAAATTCCGCGAGGAGTACAGCACGGAACAATGATTCGTTATCCTGGATTAGGAAGTCACGAAATAACAACAGCGCCAAGAAGTGACTTATATGTCCAATTCCATATTAAACCACATCCGGTTTTTGAACAAGACGGAATTGATTTAACAATGCCCTTGACTATTAATTGCTTTGATGCTATACTGGGATGTGAGAAATCAATTACTGGTCTTGATGGGAGAATATTCAGGCTCAACATTCCGCCAGGCTCACAACATGGTAAGAAGTTAGGTATTCCTGATGCTGGTTTATACACAACCGAGCATAACAATCGAGGAAAATTAATCATTGATCTTAATATCGTAATACCAGAAACTTTAACAGAATCACAAAAAGAAACAATCCGTTCTATTCGAGCGGCACTGTAAGCCGAAACAATAAATATTTTATATAGGGAACAACATGATACAGTCCAATCCAGAAATTGATATTATCGTTAACAATGCAACCGTAAATGCAAAACAGCTTCATCATGAATATGTGACTCTGGATCATTTGGCATTGTCTCTCGTAACATATCAGCCATTTTATCAACTGCTAAGTGATTATGGCATTGCAGTCAATGAACTTGTAGCAGAACTAGTTGCTTATATCAATAGTCAAACTTCACTAGTAAGTAAAAAAGCAGAATACGATGCTCCTCGCCGAACACATGCTCTTGAACGAGTATTTAATCGTGCCTTCACACAAGTGTTGTTTAGTGGCAGAACAAACATGCAGGTCATTGATGTGTTTCTTAGCATCATCGCCGAAGATAAAAGCACCGCTGTTTATTTCTACAACAAATACGGCCTTGATCGTCAAAGCCTGCTAACATATTACCAAAAAAACTATAACGAGAAGAAAGGGACTAAGTCGGCCATGTCACAAAAAGCAGATTCAATTCTTGAAGAGTATTGCACTGATCTAAATGCAAAAGCAACAGCTGGCAAAATCGATCCCGTCATTGGTCGAGAAATAGAACTGGAAGAAATATCTGAGGTTCTGGCCAAGAGAAACAAAAGCAATGTGCTCTTGGTTGGCGACCCAGGTGTTGGTAAAACAGCAATTGCGGAAGGACTTGCATTGCACATCGTCAATGGTCTGGTGCCGGAATATTTGAAGGACTACACCGTTTATAACCTTGATATTGGCTCCTTGTTGGCTGGTAGCAAATATCGCGGCGAGTTTGAAGAAAAGCTTAAAGATGTTTTGAAGGCTCTTGACCTTAAAGGAAAAACAATCCTGTTCATCGACGAAGCGCACCAAATGCGTGGTGCTGGTCAAGGAAGCGGATCGAGCGTTGACTTCGCAAACATGATCAAGCCAGCATTGAGCAAAGGTAACATCAAAGTTATCGCAAGTACAACCTGGGAAGAATATACTCAATCATTTGAAAAGGATCGTGCGCTGATGCGTCGTTTCTATCGCATGACAGTCACTGAGCCTACTCCAGAAGTGGCAAAGGACATCTTACGTGGTTTGAAAACGCATTTTGAAACGTTCCACAAAGGAACAATCGACGAAACAGCAATTGAAGCCGCGGTTGATTTAAGCGTTCGTTATCAAACAGACAAAAAACTTCCAGACAAAGCAATCGACCTAATTGACTCAGCGTGTGCGAGATTGCGTATTAAGAATGAGCCATTCGTTCTTAGTCGTCGTAACATCATTGACGCAATCAGTAAGTTTACCAAAATCCCAGCAGATCAGATTGGATCAGAGCATGTTACTTCCTCATTAGAAGGACTTGAGGATAATATCCGCGTACATTTGTACGGTCAGGACAAAGCAATCGACGAAGTAATTGAGAAGATTTATGTTGCTCGCGCTGGTCTTAAGGCGATCAACAAACCAATCGGCAGCTTCTTGTTTATGGGTCCAACAGGATCCGGCAAAACAGAACTTGCAAAATTATTGTCAACTAACTTGAATATGAAGTTATTGCGTTATGACATGGGCGAATATCAAGAAAAGCACAGCGTGGCTAAGTTTATTGGGGCGCCGCCTGGATATGTTGGCTATGACGACAGCAACATGGGTGGCGGATTGTTGATTAGTGAGATTGAAAAGAATCCTAATGCAATTATCTTGTTGGATGAAATTGAAAAAGCTCACCCAGATGTTACAAATATTCTGCTTTCATTGATGGATGAAGGTGTGGTTACTTCGAGCAACGGCAAAAAGGTTGATGCAAGAAATACAATCATAATCATGACATCGAACCTCGGCGCAGCAGAAAACGATAAGAACTCAATTGGTTTTGGTCGTGACCACAAGCGCAGCGGCGAAGACGACAAAGCAGTTAAAGAATTCTTTAAACCAGAATTCCGAAATCGTCTTGATGGCATTTGCAAATTTAACAGCCTTGAGCATGATAGTATTGTGAAGGTCGTACACAAGTTTGTCGGCGAGCTGAATGAATTATTAAGCGACAAGCATCTTAAGGTTCAACTAACTGATGCAGCACTTGAGTACCTGGTATCAACGGGTTTTGATAGCAAGATGGGTGCTCGTCCAATGGCTCGCAAGATTAATAGCTTCATCAAGGTTCCGTTGAGTAAGAAGATATTGTTCACGTCGATCCCTCTTGGTTCTACTATTACAGTGGATGAAGTTAACGGAGAAGCAGAGTTCACTGTTGTGCCCCCAGAATTACCCCTAATAGGAAATACAGCACCGCTGGTGGATGAGAATGGCTATATCAATGTCCCAACAGAATAATCCCTGGGCCAAGTTTGACATTACCGAGAAACAAATAAAGAACACAAGTAAGATGTTCTATGGTAAATATTTCTATCAGGCGGTATTGAAAATACCTGGAATCTATACCTATAGAGAAGTAAACAGGTATCAATCACTGAATCTCTTTACTGAGTATTTAGATAATAAAAAGAGCTATATTTCTAAGCACAATAGTTGGGGCTATGGAAGTCTCATTGAAGCTGACCCAAAACAAATCTACACTGTCCACCAGACACTACAAAAATTTAAGGGTGATGTTCGTGTTAGAACAGAAAAAAATAAGATATCTATTTGCACAGTTACAGAGGAAAAACTACTAGAGGTGCTAACCACCCTTAAAGCTAAAGGTCTAGTAATTAATATATTTCAACCGGCAAGCGAAGAAGCAGCAGAGAAAATTAAGGACGGTATTCTTTTTGTTGGTAGCGACCCCAAACTAAAATTTAGGGCAATGATTAGAAGTAAAAGATATAACTCTACTGTCAGAACACAAATTGCTAACTATGTAGATAATTACGAGGGAACAATTTTGATGTCAGAGTACCTGAAACAAAAATTGCGTAAACCGGCGACGGTCATAGATGGCGACGAGCAGTATATATCTGGCTATTTCTATGTTGACAATATGGAATCTCTTATGTTCTTACAACTTATTTCCCCCACTTTTGTCGGAAAAATATTTCCGCTCGAGACTCACGTAGATAAATAATTAAAAGGGGATTTAATATGGCCGCAATTAATGTTGAGACAATCACAATAAGTATTAGTCGAATTCAGCGAATAAACGAAGAACTTAGTCCTATCGCAACAGAGGAATTAACGAGCACAGTTGAATCTATCGTTCAGGAATTAGTCGGAGAAAACGCTATCGTTGAAGTAGAAGTAAATAATGGCTAATCAATCGGTTGTTTTATTTCAGTCTTTGTCAACAAGTTCGACAGCACCGTATGCTCAATGGGATGCTGGTCCGAATTCTACAGACGCAAATAACAAACTATTGGCCTTTCCGTTCTATAGCGACAAAACAACAGGATGCGGGTATTATGGTCAGACAGATCCGTTTCATACTGTGTCTTATGCGACAACATCAAGCTTTATTGGCATTATTAGGTTGCAGGGAAGTCTGGCATCAGATCCGGCATCAACAGATTGGTATGATATTCCCGAGACCACTTACGGCGATGGCATTACATCAATGCCGAATGTCCCAAAATTAATAAATTTTAATGGAAATCATATATGGATTAGAGCAGTAATTGTAAAATTTATTGCAGGACAAATTAATAATGTTCTGTTCTCACATAACTAAAAGAGGAAAGCATGGCTAAGAAGAAAGCAGCAACACAAAAGAAAGAAACAAAAGCAGCAATTGCACCGCCAAACTTTAATATCGACGGAAATGCAAAGACTCACACTGATGTGGTCCAGCAAATTCGAGAAATTCAAAAGAAGTATGCAGAAGATAATCCTAATCAAGCACCAGGAACACCATACGACTTTAGTAAATCACATCTTCATATTGGATTGCCTTGCTACGGCGGTCAACTTCTTGAATCAACAATGACGAGCATTATTAAGTTCATCTTGCTTGCTAGTCGAGCAGGGTTAAACTGGTCACTTGATACGATGGTTAATGAGTCATTGATTACTCGTGGTCGAAATAACTTGATGGCAAAGATGCTGTCAAACAAAGCAGCAACACATTTTATGTTCATTGATGCAGATATTCGCTTTGAGGCAGAATCAATTCTACAAATGATGGCAGCAAACAAAGATATTATTGCCGGCATGTATCCAAAGAAAGCATACCCAATCGCATATAACATCAACTTAAAGCCGCAAACTAAAATCCAAGGGCCGCTGTTTACTGTTGACACAGCAGCAACTGGCTTCTTAATGTATAAGCGAGAAGTATATGAGAAACTGATCGCGGCTCACCCTAACACAAAATACGTGGACGATGTGGGATTGGGCAAACAATACGAACCAAATATGTATGCCATCTTTGATTGTGTGATTGATGAGAAGGGCCACTACTTGTCAGAGGACTGGACATTCTGCCGTCGTGCTTCTGCACTTGGATACGATATATGGGCGGACTCACGTGTATTGCTTAACCACAGCGGAACGCACGAATTCCAAGGAGATTTGAGCAAGCTTGGCGGACCTGTAGCGGCGGCCGTGGCAGCACCTCAAAATAATGCAAAATAACCCTTGACAAGAGGGTCATTTGAGTGTATAGTATATACATAATGCGATTGTAGCTTAGTTTGGCCAAAAGCAGCGGCTTCTAACCCCGTGATCGTCGGTTCGAATCCGACCAAGCGCACCAAATGAAGAAAATATGAAAGCATACATGAGTAAAGAATTGAAAAAGATCCTGGTGCAACCAAATGCCAGAGCAATTCTTAAAAAGTGTATGAAAAAAGTTAGCGTACCAATTAATAAAACTAATAAAACTAATAAATAATATTATGTTGTAGATTAACCAAAATTTTTGTATCACTAACCACCCAAGCATGGATTCTCTATGTTTGGGTTTTCTTTTGACCTTAGAAAGGAGCATCACCATGTTGTAGATTAATGAAGATAAGAATTACGTTTATAGTTTTATTAGAACCGATCTGCCAATCGAGCAGCAAATGGTTCAACTCGCACATTCTGCCTTAGAAGCAGGGCGAGAGTTCAACTCACCCACAACACCATCCCACCTAATTTTGCTTGAAGCGAAATCTGAAGACGCACTCTTGCGTATTGCAGACGACCTCAAGAAGCAAGATATCCGTTTTCGGTTATTTTTCGAACCAGACGACGAGCGCGGTTACACAAGCTTGACAACTGAGTTTCTGACCGATAATGAAAAACGGAGATATTTCTCAAAGCATTCTTTATATAGATTCAATGCTAAGAGATCTTACAGCACCAAAGATGAAGTTCAATTTAACTAAAAGGAGAATCAAAATGACACACACATCAAACGTATTAACATTTAACAGCCGCGCAACTTACCTCGAATTCCGTGCAGAGTGGAAGGCAGAATATAAGCAAGTATCGGCTAATATTCGAGAATGCAAGAACGCAATCAAAAACTCGCAACGTGAATCTGGTAACACACCGTTTCAGGTTTACCATAAATTGCGTAGCTCACAGCGCCGTGCAAACGAAATGCTTGAGCTGTTGATTGAGGCTAAAAAGAAGGCGCAGAAGCAGTATTTGGAAGAACATATGGAGGTAGCACATGCTTAATTATAGTTGTTCAGACGTGGTGTTTCACTTCAACAAGAAACACCTGGAAGATCCCACTGTTCCTATGTGGGTTCTTAAAAGCCACGGAGTCACGTTCTACGTTAATCACGTTGACGCGGAGGTTCCGTGGTCTACGAAAGAAACTCCAGATAACAGCCATACTAAAGGGAGTCTCAAATTTAAGAAGTGTAAATTGACAATTGACGAGGATAATTGTGCAGTAATATCAAAATTGTCAATAATGGACCGCCTTTTGCCGCACCCTAAGGTGGTTCATGCCCGTGTCATTGCCGACTTTGAGGGGGAGTTTCATCGCTCCCTCAAAGTAAGCGAATTTCAGCACAGCAAGATAAAGGAGATAGGTGGTGATTGCGGCTCATCGTTTATTATCTGCGATTTATTAGATAAGAACGAGTCTTTGCTTGCAGCGATCAAATACGCCGGAAAATTTCGCATTTTAACACCAAATGAGAAATATTATCAGCAATATGAGCTAAAATGTGACTATATCAATGAGTATTTTGAGGAAGAGGAGGAAGATGATATAGTAGAACACGAAAACATATAAATATAACATATCAAGGAATTTATATGTTCGTGTCAGAATTATTCGAGGGTGATAATCGTCAAGTCTTAGTAGTTTATCCGGGGAGATTTCAGCCCTTTCACAAGGGGCATGCCGCTGTTTATAATCACCTATGCAAGAAATATGGCGCCGATAATGTCTATATTGTGACCAGCAATAAGGTAGAACCGCCAAGATCGCCTTTCTCGTTTGACGATAAGAAGAAAATGATGGAGCTTACTGGCGTAAATTCAGCACATATTGTATATGATGCACAACCGTATCGTGCTATGTCATTGGTAGATAAATTTGATGCTGCCAATACAACATTACTCTTTGCCATCAGTGAAAAAGACATGGCAGAAGATCCTCGATTCCAATTCAAGCCAAAGAAAGATGGCTCACCAAGCTATTTCCAGGCTCTAACCAATCTAAGCAACACAGAACCATTGACACAACATGCCTATATCACGACAGTCCCGACATTTAACTTTGAGGTTTTGGGTCAACCAGCGAATAGCGCAACACAAATTAGAGCACAGTTTGCTTCATCAGACGAAGCCACACAGAAGAGAATCGTGACAGACCTGTTTGGCAAGTTTGACCCCACTGTATATAAGATAATGAAGACTAAGCTAACTGGTGTCAATGAAGGAGTGGACGATCTTCTTGGAGGATACACTACAAGAGATGAAAACGGCGAGGAAATACTAACATCTAAGGGCGAAGAGCGTCAGAGAAAACACAGAGAACAACAGAAGAAGAACGCTGTTGCAGCAGAACGCTCCAAACATACACATTGGGAGAAAAGAAGCCAACTTGTTCCACGCGGAGAAACATCTCAGTCGATACTTGTCCCTGATGAAGATTTTCCTTGGAATCTTAGAGAAGCCAAATTAAGAGAAGACCCAGAAGTAGATAACCAAATCTTCAAAATACAACAAAAATACGATGTGCCAAGACAAGAAGCCCTTGAGATGTATCACGTTGATGGTGTCAGAGTAGAAGAGCCAAAGAAACCATTGGAAATAAAAGAAGAAATTATACATACAACACGATACAAAAACTTTACAATAAAAGTAGACGATCACTACTTAATAAGAGCAAAACAGCGTAAAATCGGACACTCAGAAGTGGGTCGAGTTATTGAGAAATTCCCAAGGATAGAAGAAGAGTTAAGCGAGGTGAATCCAAATCAGCAATTTTGGGCATTTGATGTAAAGCAAAATGTTGCCTTAGGAATGCGTAAATTGTCGGATATTAATGGATCAATGCAACTTATCTTAAAGACCGTTATTCGCGGTTCCCCGCCAGAACAGGGAAGAACTCCCATAATCACGATACAATAAAATGCGCTAAATACACATATATTAGGACACAAAAAATGACTAAGAAAACACTTAACGAAGCAAAAACTGTAGGCGATATAACTATTGATGATGGAACTATCTTAGACAAAGGTCAAAAAATTGGATCAGTGATGCACGAACTAAAAAACGGATATCATCCTGTAGTTCGACTAAGAATCGGCAAGTTTGTCAAAGAGTATGAAGTAGATACTAAGAATCTAATAGATACTATATTTTCTGATATCCAATCACATCTTGGCGGAGTCACTGAAGGACAAATCAATGAGATGTCTCCAGCAGAGCAAGCAAGGATGGCCGAAATTAGAGAAATTGGCCAAAAAATGAGAGATGTTAATAATATATTTACAACTGGTCAGAAGATGAATGACAAGGTTCTGGTTGCTGGTGCTCGTCAAAAACTGGCTCAGTTAGCAAAACAAAAACACGATCTTGAAACTCAACCTGTTGCAGAAGGCAAAAAAGATAAAAAAAACAAAGAAGAAGGAACCTATACATTAGTATTCTCTTCGGATCAGAAGCCTTACTCTTGGGGTAAATTTTGGGCCAAAAGTAAGGAAGAGGCTAAACAAAGAGCAAAAGATATATTTAAGAAGCACGGATTTACTAATGTCAATATTAGAGAACTCGCAATAAAAGAATCAATTGAAGAAGATAATATTGGCGGAATTCAGACTAAAAGAGTGTCAGGACCTGGTGCTACTGTTGGTCAAGTCGATGAAATGTTTGCCGATCAGGGTGCAGGGCATTCTCCAGAAAACTCAAGTGCTGCATACCATCGAGTAGGTGTAACTGTTGTTGACCCAACCGCATCAGATATAACCAAACGAAAAGAAAAAATACAAAAAACTATTCGTATGAAGGGCGATGCCGATACTGCTGTCAAAAGAGCCACAAAATACTATGAGAATAAGGGATATAGAGTGCTCGATGCATGGTATATTGAAGGATATAATAAAGTATCTGTTACAGAGGGGAATGAAGGCGTAGATACTATCGAGATGGACGTTGAGTTGTTTATTCGTTGTTTAGAGTGGGCTAAAGAGAATGCACCAGATGACATTGCATTGCACAAATTTACTGAAAATGTCGTAGCTAAAAATGGTATCTTAACCATGTCTGATTATGAAAGTTTGGTTCCTCAAGGTGCGCCCGTTGAAGAAGACAAGTATGAAGACGAAGAGGCAAAATATGCCAATATAGAAAAAATCGCTACAAAAAGATCAAATGAAATTGAAAAGACAGGTGATCGGGTTTATATGATAAACAGTTACACAGATCCTGAAACAAAAAGGATGGCTGCTGAATTGCTTATCAAAAGAAAAGATGGAACGAAAGATAAAGAAATTGTTAGAGAAGATGCCTCAGCGGGCGGAACAAGTTCAGCATCAGTTGCGACAGTGGTTTCTGGAACACCGGGAATTATTAGACGAGTAGGTAAGGGCAAAAAGAAGGGATTATACGGCAACTCCGTAAATCCTCAAACATTTACGAGTGCATTAGGTAAAGGAATTTACGAAGCAGAAGAAAAGAAGAAGGGCGAAGAAAAGTTTGACTATGATGCATGGAAGAAGTCAGGCGATAAGTCCAAAAAGCCGCGCGGTAAGCACAGCGAAAAGACATTGCTCGGTAAAGGTAAGAACGGCTGGAACAAGGTAAGCGAAGCAGCAATGCAGCCTGGTTCTAAGTTTGTTACTATCCCACACGAAGTATGGTCTGCTAAATCGCCAGAAGATCAAGCAAGATTAAAAGCAAAACACCCTAACTTAAAAGTAACGGGTGTGCCTAAGGCACCAAGAGTGCCCAAGCCTAAGAAAAATTACGAGGGTGTACAACAGGCAATTGATGCTGCAATCGGTGATGCATTTCCTGACGGTGATCCAATTGACTTACTATTTGACAGATATAGCATGGAAGAATTAGATAAAGCAGTTCGTTCCACTAAGAGCGGTAAAAACTATAATGATTATATTAAGCAAGCATGGCAACAAAATATAGACGATAGCCCAGAACGATGGGGTGATATGGAGAACCCTTGGTAATGAAACCACAAGACTTTTTAAACGAAGATGCAGACGATGATATGTATAAAAGTAATTCTCGTATCAAGCGTCAAGTTATTCCTACATCACACAAAGCATCTAAACTGCAAGATATCTGCACAAGCAAAAATATCAAGCGCGGTGATAAGGTGTTCGTAAAAGAAGGTAATGATTACCAACATTGCGTATTTCTTCGTGCAGGCGAAAAGATGATTCATGTTCACAATTATGTAAATAACTATAACGAAGCAGTAGATCCAAAAGAAGTATATACTCAAGAAAACTTTAAGTATGTTCCACTTATTGAACCCAAGAAAAAAGGTGCAAAAGTTAAAGAGGCGTTAGAGGATGCAGACGATGACCGTTACCCTGAATTTATGGGTGGATATGTCACTCCATTTACTGCTAACGGTGCATGGGTATTAGATAATGAAGGAACACAAGTTCTAAAATGCGATAATCCGCGATTCGCAAGAGTAGTAGAGATAGCACTTAATAAATCACGACAAGGAAAAATATAATGTCAGACATGAAGAAACTAATTGAATCGATCGACAGAATCTCAACAGAGGGTTCAATGACCGGTGCAGCAAAACATAAAGAGGGAGCTAAGTTCGGAGGCTACTGGAAAGGCACAGATAAGAATCCACCTAAGGCAGGAATGGGTGTTGGTGGCGAATCCGCTGATCCAAAATTCTTAGGTGAGCCATATATTCGCGAAGATGAGGACGACGGAAGCCCAATCGACGATATATTAGAATACTTAACTGTTGCTTACCACCAACTTGACAGGTCAGCTGCTTATTCTCAGCAAGCAAAAAACTCATTTAATACTTTTTATGAAATGCTAAGAAAAGATTTAATGAGAGGCGACATAAACAGATTTAGAGATGACTACGAATATCTATTATCAAGTTACCCAGATGAGATGGGAGAATTTGTTGGTGAAATATTTAGTATAGCAGGATTAGGTCAGAATGGAACATTTGATGATTTTATGACCAAGGTTGGCGCGGTTGCAGAAAGCTATGGATCTCGTATGATGGCAGATGCTTCGCATATCGACGAAGACGAAAGAGAGAGATATGAAAAGCCGTCAAATCCAGTAAAAAATCCAGGTAGAGGAGAACCGTTATTTAATGGTAATGGTGCAGAAACGCCACTGACATATGAAGATGTCGTTGCAGCATGGAAGCAAGTATTCCCGCATAGTTCTGTTGGTGTTGCAAAAGCATTTGGTGGCGGATTTACATTTAAGTTTCGTTTGTCAAACGGCAAAAATGAGGTATCAAATGGTATTTTAGATAACGATCCATTAAGCTATTCAGCTTCGCTTAATACAGACGGCACATTCGAGGAATACAATACTCACATGCTTGTTGCGCCAAAAGTTCCAAACATGGTTTATGGTAGTGAGAAGTTTCGCAAGAAGACAATCAAGAACGCAACTATGGCGGGCTTAGTAAAACGTTTTGAGCAAGTGCATAAGTTTGTTGAAATGTTTGCTGACAACATGAAAAACATTAAGTTTGACATTAATGAAAAATTAGGCAGAGGGATAGACGAAGATGCTTGGCACGGGTCCGATACTGATTCTTGGTCTTCTCCAGGAAGTTCTGCGTGGCACATGGGTGCTGGTATATTCACAGAAGACGACGACGAAGAATATCGCGATAGCTACGAAGACGAAGCAGACGAACTATATGATGGCTGCTATGTGCGTGATCAACAAAATGATGGTGCTCACGGAGAAATCTTCAAGATGAGTGGTGATCCAAGTGATCGTCGTGTTCGTATTAACGACAACGGAGGCCGTGGATGGTATATTCACCCAAGTCGTTTAACAAAAGTAGATGACAATGATCCTGACATTAAGCAATGGTTTCCAGGTGAAGGCAACGACGACGATTCTGCATTTGATCAATGGTCACCGCCCGTCGATGAATCATTAGATAAAAAACCATCTAAGGGCCATACATCAGATTGCGCGTATCGATATGGGCATGACTGCAATTGTGAGGGAGAGATGGAACATGCATCGGGATGTCATTATCACTACGGTCACGACTGCGATTGCGGGTTAGATGATATAAAAAACAAAAAGAACAATCGATTCGACTTTGATGAAGGCGATGAAATGTATGGCGAAGTAGGCGCAGACGGTTCAATGTCAGAAGCAAAAGCACCATCAGTCATTTCAAAATTAAAACAAGCTAAGGAAGATGGCACGATTAATGCAGATCAGATTAGCAAAGATAGAGAAGGTAACTTTGTTTTCCGTCAAGGCTATTACTATCGCAACGGAATGGACTCAAGTAAATTTGCAGGTCGAATTGACAAAGAACTAACACAGGTAGGCATTCCTCACGAAATAGTTGGTGACGGTGATCACTGGGCAGCATTCAAGGGTGGGGCTAAAGTTGCACAGCAGTCTCACTTCTGGGTAAAAGTTCGTATATCAAATGAAGCATCAGCAGAACCAATGGTTGAGGCAGGAAGACGTGATTCAGAGCAAGAAGCAATCTGGCAATCGCATTATCGTCGTGCTAAATTCAATGGTCAAGATGACCAACAGGCTCGTTCCTATGCAGACGGGATGCTTGTATCTGAGCCAAAGTTTCAGACTTCTCGACCAGTTAAGGAACAAGAACTTGGTGAGATTACGGAAGAACTCAAAACAGCATTTGAGGACTATGTAAAAAATAATGCAGATCCAGAAGATAAAAAAGAACGCGTGACTATCACATATAATGATGGACATACTCAGACTAAATCTGTTACAGAAAAAGAAAAGAAGAATTATGAAACAAGCTCAAGCGTGAAGAGTGTCGTGCCATCAAAAGATAGCAAAGGTCGCTTAGACGATGCAATCACTGAAGGCATCGAAGGAGCAAGTGCCGCAGAGATTGCGGATGCCATTGCTTACCGTATCACTCGTCAAAAACCAGAACTGTTATCCAAGTATGGTGTAGAGTTTGTTACTGATACTATTGATGAAGTTGCCTCGTTTCATGAAGGTGCTGACGAATTAGGCAGCAGTGACATTAGTGCGATGGTAAATGAAGTTGTTCGTAGGTTAGAAGGTAGAATGACAGAAGGTAAGGAAGAAGATCGTAAGAGATTGCAAAAGGAAAAAGCTCGCCGTAAAGCTGACCAAAAAGCTAATCGCGAACTATGGGACAAAGTAAATCGTAAGGGTGTGGTTGCTCCGATCGACCGCGAGCGTTACACTGATCTATCGTATCAAGGATTGGAAGGCCCGTTCAGAACTAAAAAAGGCGGAGTATTATACTACGACCCTAAAGAAGGAAAATACTACGACCGTGATCGTGATATGTTTGTTGATCACGGTCTTGAAGAAGGTGAGGGAGATTATCGTCCTCCTCAACTAACATCTCGCCAAAGATCAAAACTTGCTCAGCGTTCACAGGATGAAAAGTGGGAACGAGAAAGACAAGAGAGCGAAAGACGCGAGAAACAAGAACGCAGAGAAACAGTAAAAGAATCTTTTGGTTATGTCCCCAATGCCGAGCACGAGATCGAATGGATGAAAAAGAAGATAGCAAGTCTTCCAGCAAACAAAGTAAAACAGAAGAGAGATTTAGAAAGGCAAATTCGA